GCGCCCCGCTTCCCCCACGCAACGGACACGGCGCACGGCGCCAGGGTGTCGCGCGTCGCCCCACGGGGCGCGGGTGAGGGTGAGAGCACGCACGCGCCCCAACGGGTGCGGGCGCGCACGCACGGCGCCCACGCGGGCGCGGAGGGTAACGGTCACCCGCCGTAGCGGCCCGGTGACCCAGCGTCACAATGCTTAGCGCGCGCTAACTTCAGCGCAAACGAGCACGAGCGACACGAGCGAGGTGAGACCGATGGTCTCCCAGGGATCTTTCGTGCGCCACATGCGCAAGGCTGCACGAGCCCAGCGCAGGGGTGTACGTGTCCGAATGACCAAGCAGGAGCGCGCGAACTACGAGCGACTCCTTGAGCGCAACAGGCTTCTGACTGCCGAAGGTAGGTAGTCAGTGGTGGACGAGGGTGGCAGCCCGACTCCACGAGCATGAAGATGGCCTAGCCAGCTGCTAGTGGCACAGCCATCACGATTCACGAGTACCCGCGCGGACTGCCATCCGCACGAGCGGTGCCCGATGCTGGAGATGACGACCTTCCGATGCCAACGAGCGTTGGTGTCGGTGGGCCATCGGCAACGGGCCGACGGCACGAGCTGTCAGGAGACAGCCATGCTCGGATACCGCATCATCACGGTCTGCGGCCAGGACATCCCGCTGCAGGAGCGCCAGGTCAAGGGCAAGGACAAGACCTGGTTCGCCTTCGGCACGAACCCCGGCTTCGGATCGGCGATCCCGGCGCTGGCGGACACCCTGCCCAGCGTCATCCAGTACGAGGGCCAGGACTTCATCCTGACCCACGGCCTCACCGGCATGACCAAGGACGGCGTGCTGGCCGACGGCGTGAAGCCCGAGGACCAGCGTCCGCGCGTCTACGGCACTGGTCCCGTCACGTTCGACCCGACCACCGGTGAGGTGCGCAACCTCTCGGCGAGCATCTCCATCACCAAGAGCGGCGACTGGAACCTCAAGGTCGGTCTCACGACCGTGCCCGAGGTCGGTTCTGGGTCCTCCACCCGCAAGGTGGTCGACCTCGACGCCCTGCTCGCCAGCGTCCGGCAGTAGCCCGCACCTGCACGAGCAACAAGCCCCCAGGGCTGCCCTGCGACGGGTAGCCCTGGGCTGGCACGGCTGCACGAGCCCTGCCCGCTGAGACACCCATCATCATCAGCGAGGTGCCAGCGTTCGTGCAGCCATGCGAGCCAACGGGGCTCGACTGACGAAGGGACGGAAGCCATGCACGGACACGAGATCAGCGGCCTGTGGGCTCTCCTGGTCGTGGTGCTGGTCATCAGCCACAGCCTGTGCTTCACCCGTGGTCGCAAGGTCGGCCGTGACGAGCAGGCCGACCGCCAGCGCGTCGAGCGGGGCCTGGCCCTGCTGGCCGTCTACACCAACGCCGACCAGTGATCGCGTTCTACCTGTGCCGGCTCGCCGAGTGGTACGTCGGCCGGCACATGGCCTGACGCGAACGGCCGTTCGCAGCCCGGATGTGGGTTCTCCAGGTTCGAGTCCTGGGCCGGGCACGCTCCCGTCTGCCAACGGGGCAGCACAGAAGGGCACTCCAATGCTGTACCGCACCAACTAGCACCACGCAGGATGCACGGACTCGTTTCCGACAAGAGGCCGCCAGCCTCTGCCGCGCGCCGACCACCAGCCTGAGGGCTGACCCGACTCAATGCGGCACAACCTCGGATGCTGTGGGTACCACCTCGCCTGACGGCTATCGGGACCCTCGATCTATCTGCTCAAAGGTACTACCATCCATCCACGGTCAACGGGACCACTGGAGGCCCCCATGAACGCCGAGCTGTACCTCGTCGGTCGGCGCAAGCCCATCGTCGCCAAGCAGTCCACCGTCCTGGCCATCTGCAAGCGCCACCCGGGCGAGATCGTCTCCTACCGACCGCTCCCGTGAGCGCCGAAGCGAGGTTCCGGCTGTACTGCCGGACGCGCACGAGCGACGGGCTCCTGGTCCGCTGGGACAGCCTGACCTACCTGGGTGAGCGGATCGCCCAGCGTGAGGCCCGCAAGGTCGCCAAGGACCCGCACGTGCTGGAGGTTCAGGTGATGCCCGCATGAGCCTCGAAGACCCCACCGACCACCCGGACGCGGACTTCCACGCCCACGTCACCTACTACGACGCCACCTACCTGCTGTCGTTCAACTACAACGGCGAGTGGCTGGGTGGACGCATCAGCATCGCCCACGGAGGCTACGGCGAGCAGTCCGTCGCCAGCATCCCTGGGCCACGCGACGACGGCACCCTGCTGTCGTTCACCGAGCGGCTCAGGCTGTTCGAGGTGATCTGCCAGCGGTACGTGGCGATGTTGCCAACGGCCGTTGAGCGGATGAGCGACATCGCGCCAACACTCGTTGCTGCGGCTGTGGCCTACGAACGGCAGTTCGGCCGGGACTTCCTGCACGTGGAGACGGAGGGCGCATGAGCAGCCACCCGGCCAGCGGCACCCGGTGCAAGGACTGCGGCTGCCCCATCGCCCAGGTACCCGAGAAGGCCCTGAGCGGTGAGGTGCAGATCGTCTGGACCTCCATGTTCGGCTGGGTGTGCCCGGTGACCGGCGATGAGCACGCACCAGGCGAGCCGGTGACTGCGGTCGAGGCCATCTCGGCTGGCATCTTCGCCATCAACACGATCATGGAGCCAAGCGCCAGCACAGCCGAGGACGTGGCCTCGCTGGAGGCCGACGCTGACCGGCTGATCCACATGCTCACCAAGGTGCGCGAGTGGGCCATCGCTCAGGGTGAGGACATCGAAGACAGGCTCGCCGAGGAGGAGTGATGGACCCTGATGAGGCACTAGCTGAGCTACGCCAGCTGGTGCTGGAAGCCAACGTGGCATTGCAGAGCGGGCAGCCGTTGGGCCTGCTCATGGAGCGCGGGCTCGAAACGTTCACCGCGCTCGACGCCCACCTGTCGCACGGCGGCGACCTGCCGACCGACTGGCTGTTCCACGAGGGCATCCCTCGCGGCTGACCTGTCGCGCGTCGCCCCACCCTCGACGGGTGGGGGTGAGGCGACGCACACAAGAGTCCTGCTCGATCAGCGAGCAGGAACGGGTTACATCGCAGCGTGGTAGCACCGGACGTACGCCGGTCATTCCCAGATGCGTTCCCTGGCCTGATCCCGTCAACGTCTCAGCCTCGGTCCAGGCCGAAGACCTTGGTGGAGGTCGTCTGAGAAGCCGCTGAGCAAGCAATCACGCTCGGGGTGGAAAGGGCGCGCTGGCATCCTGCCTCCACTCGACGATGCCCAGGACACGGTAGGCGACAGGTGGAGGTAGTGAAGCAGAGGGATCATCGACCCGGCCGAGATGTCTGGCGTTGACGAGGCCGGCACCACACTTCAACGGGAGGTGACCATGCACGTGATCCGCACGTACCAAGAGGCCGAGGCGTTCCTCGCTGACGGCCCTGCGTCACAGCTGCTGGCGCGCACCAGCCGCAAGGTGGCCAACAACACCTACGTCGAGCGGCTGGCCGAGGACATCATTGTGGTCAGGCTGCACGACACGGCCATCGTGTCCTACTTCCCCGACGGCTCGATCATGCTGCGCGCCGGTGGCTGGTACACCCAGACCACCGCTGAGCGGATCAACGGCCACACCCCGCAGGACCTGCGGCTCAACAGCGACCGCGGACGGTGGGTGGTCCACTACTTCACCTACTCGCCCGAGACCGGCGCGGACTGGCATGAGCCGATGTGCTTCGACGAGGGGATCACGTTCGAGCGGGACGCCAACGGTCGTTGGCAGGTCAAGTCGGGCGGGCTGTCGGACCCCCTCCGCAAGATGCAGGACATCCACAACGCCAAGATCACCAAGCTGATCACGGCCTACGTCAAGGAGTACGGCGCGTTCGACGCTCGGCTCGGAGTGGCGCCCGTGACCACCGACTGTGTGATGTGCGTGAGGCCGGTGAATCACACCACCACGGTCGGTGACCAGCTGGGCAGCACCCAGCACCTGATCAACCACCTGATCAACCGGGAGTGGGTCGTGGGGCTGGTGCAGGCTGCGGTCTACGACGCTGGGTACGCCCGGATGGGCGTGGGGCTGGACGCCGAGAGGCGTGCGCTGCGTGACTACTTCCGCCAGCGCCTCATCACCGGGCCGGTGGCGACCAAGGGTGGCCGGCGACCGCTGGGCACAACCGCGTGGCGCGTGGTGCTGCGCGTCGACCACGAGACCCGCAAGGCCAAGAAGGAGGCCGACGCATGAGGCATGAGTTCAACCCAGACGACAGCGGACTGTACTGCTCGATCTGCCAGCTACCCAAGGGCAACTGGCGACACAGCAGCGTGCTGTACGCCGTGCGCACCAGGCAGGGCCTGTACGGCCCGTTCCGCAACAGCGCGGAGGCCGCAGACTGGGCATCGGAGGCCGAGCACATCGGCCGACGCTTCCAGGTCATCGTGCTCCGACACCCGGGGGAGGCAACCAGTGGAGGCATGTGACCGCTGCGGGTTCCGGGCGCTGTTCGTGGTCACGCTCAGCAACGGACAGACGCTCACGCTCTGTGGTCACCACGGTGCCGAGCACGCCAGCGCGCTGGTCGCAGCCGGTGCCACGGTGGCCGAGATGGACGGAGAGGCCGTACTGGTCAGTCAGACATAGTACGTTTGGGCACAACCAACTCGGGAGGTTGGCATGGCGTTCCGCAAGGGCATCGTCGTCCAGCTCGGCATGGTCACCATGATCGCCGACGTGGACACCGCAGTACGCAAGGAGGAGTCGCTCAAGCAGGTCTGCACGGGCGGCTGTGGCCACGAGCACGCACCGGCCACCATCAACCAGAAGCGCGTGTGCCAGTCGTCCGGCGACGAGGTGCCCTACACCAGCATCAAGAAGGCCAAGCTGGTCGGCGAGCAGTTCGTGGTGGTCGAGCAGGACGAGGTGGCCGAGGCCAAGAGCGCGACGCTCGGCGCCACCAAGAAGGTCATCGGCCTCACTCCGCACCCGGTCGAGGGCGTCGAGGGCAAGATCCTGCCCGGCGGCTCGATCTACGCGCTCCAGCCCAGCGACCCGGCGCAGACCCAGGCGTACGCGATGCTCCACGACACCATCACCCGGCACCCGGAGATCGTGCTGCTGGGCCTGTGGACGCCGACCAGCCGTGCCAGCCTGTTCCGGTTCGGCACGTTCGGCGACGCGCTGGTGATGGAGCAGCAGTACCGCACCGAGGACATCGCCATCGTCGAGCCGATGATCCCACCCATCCCGGCGCCGATGCAGGCCCAGGTGGACCTGCTGCTGCCGATGATGATGCAGCCGTTCGACCCGGCCACGTACGCCGACACCTACGCCGCTGCGCTGGCTGACCTGATCGCCAGCAAGGAGGCGGTCGCGGGCATCGTCGGCGAGCGTCCCAAGTCCGAGGGCAGGACGCCAACGCCCGCTGGCGGCGTGGACCTCATGGCCCAGCTGGCAGCAGCCGTCGAGCAGGCCCAGGCAGCGCAGGCCAAACCGGCCAGGAAGGCCAAGGTGAGTGCATGACAGTGATGGACCCGGTGGCGTTCGCCAGCTTCGGCAAGACGATCATCCCGATGCTGGCCGCACCACCCAAGCCCGGTGTCAAGATCACCGACCTGCGGGACTGGATCTTCGACATCAAGCTGGACGGCGTGCGCACGCTGGCGTTCTGGGACGGTGCCGGGCTCACGCTCCGCAACCGCTCCGGCCGCGACGTGACACACCGCTACCCCGACCTGTGCGCTGCGTTCGAGTGCCTGGGGCCCGACCCGGTGATCCTCGACGGCGAGATCGTCGCGCAGTCCGGATCGTTCCAGGACACGGCCAAGCGGGACAAGCAGACCAAGCCAGCCGACGTGGCCGCAGCGATGCGCCAGGTGCCGGTGTTCTTCATCGCCTTCGACGTGCTCTACGTGGACGGCATGGACACGCGCCACCTGCCCTACCGGGACCGTCGCCAACTGTTGGAGCAGGTGCCGATCACTGGCATCTTGCAGTCCAGCGTGGTCAGCCGTGACCCCGGCTTCTTCGACACCGTGAAGGAGATGGGCATGGAGGGTGTGATCGCCAAGCACCCTCGCTCGCAGTACCGCGGTGGCCGGTTCAGCGACTGGACCAAGTTCAAGGCGCTGCGCTCGATCACGGCCATCGGCGTTGGCTATGAGCCCGGCGAGGGCGCCAGGGCGCACTTCGGTGCGATGTTCCTGGTGCTCCTCGACTCGGCCAACCAGCCGGTCAAGATCGGTCGGGTCGGCACCGGCATGAAGGGCGCCGAGATCGACTACCTCAAGAAGGAGCTGGATGAGGGCAGGCCGGTGGTCTGTGAGATCGAGTGCCTGAACAAGTCCAAGGACGGGCAGCTCCGGTTCCCCGTCTACAAGGGACTCCGCACCGACCTGTCGGTGACGGACGCAACGATGGACCAGCTCGACCAGATCCCCACGATGTGAGACGCCAACGGGCGTTCGCATCAACACCGCACTCAACGGAGGTGCTTGCATGACCGTACAGACCCTGCCGTCCACCGCTCACCCGGTGGCCGTCACGCTGAACACGATGATCGACGAGGTGAGCGCGAAGTTCCTGGAGCGCCGCCACGTGATCGTCGCCATCATCCTCGGCGTCCTGGCCAAGCAGCACGTCTCGCTGCTCGGCCCGCCCGGGACCGCCAAGTCGGCGCTGTGCCGGGAGATCTTCCGCCGGTTCATCGACGCGCTCTACTTCGAGGCGCTGCTGTCCAAGACCAGGCCGGCAGAGGCCATCCTCGGCCCGTACGACATCCCGCAGCTGAGGGACCACGGCGACCTGCACCGCAAGTACGCGGGCTTCCTGCCCAGCGTCAACTTCGCCATGCTGGACGAGTGGTTCAAGATGAGCCCGACGCTGGGCCACGACCTGCTCTCGGTCCTGCTGGAGCGCAGGCTGCACCAGGTCAACGGTGGTCGGTCGTGGATCGACTGCCCGCTGTACTCCTGCATCGGTGGCACCAATGAGCTGCCCGAAGGCGACGACGCTGCGGCGCTGTACGACCGGGTGCTCGTCCGGGTGATCGTCGACTACCTGCAGGAGTCCGGCAACTTCGCTGCGATGCTGACGGGCGACCTGTCCCCGGTGCCCGGCGAGGCCACGGTGGACTTCAAGGACCTGGCCGACGTGATCGACAACGTGGTGCCCGGCATCGGCATCCCGCTGGACGTGCAGGAGGCCATCCTGCGGCTGCGCGACAACCTGCACGCGCTGGAGATCGTCCCGTCGGACAGGCGGTGGAAGCAGTCGATGAGCCTGCTCCAGGCCAGCGCGTTCCTCCAGGGCCGCGACCAGGTGGAGGAGGACGACATCCAGGTGCTGCGCTACGCGCTGTGGGACACCCCGGTGCAGGTGCAGCAGGTCGAGCGGGCCACGCTGTCGGTGGCCAACCCGGCAGCCGAGGCGGCCATGGCGCTCCTGGACGACATCGAGGAGATCGCCCGTGGCATCCGCGACGTGAAGGGCCAGTCGTCGGAGGCGCGCGGTGCGTACGGCACCGAGGCCAACGGCAAGCTCAAGCTGATCCTCACCGACCTGCAGCAGAAGCGGCAGGAGATGATCGCGGCCGGTCGCTCCACCACCAAGCTCGATGAGGTGGCCGACAAGCTCGCGGCGGTCAAGCGGTCCCTGTACGTGGACCTGCTGGACATGGACCCGTCGGTCCTCAAGTGATCCCGGGCGCGCCGGAGCACCTCGACCTGCGCGCCTGCATCGCTTTGGAGCAGGTCGCGGAGCTGAACAGCAGGACGGCGTGGGACGACATGGAGCCCGTCGTCGTCCTGCTGGACAGCGACTTCGAGGTGATCGAGATGCACGTGCTGACCGACGGTCAGCGGTCGCCGCAGTTCTGGGTGGCCAACTACCAGCGCGTGTACGGAGCCGTGATCGACCTGGCCGCCAGCCTGATCGTCTCCTTCAAGGTCCACCGGATCATCGAGGACCCGGAGGCGACAGGCGAGGCGATTCTGACCGAGGACGGCGTGACACAGACCTGCGAGGGTCACCGGCACGCCGACGTGCGCATGGTGGCCTGGTTCAGCCGGGATCGTGGTGCCGAGTCGATCACCATCGACAAGGACACCGGCGAGGCCAGCTGGGGCGTGCCCGAGGAGCATGAGAACGGGCTGTTCGACTGCTTCGAGCGGCTCGTGGCAGGTGACGCATGAAGCGCGTCACCAAGGGCTTGCTCGTCTGGGTCGCCACCCTCGCGGGCTGCGCAGCCGTCTGGGCTGTCGCCGCCGTCGTCGTGGTCAAGGTGCTCTCGTGAGCATCCCGGCGTTCAGCTCGCAGGCTGAGGCGGACGCCTGGCTGGACGCCAACGGGCGTTTGCAGGCCATGCGTGGCTACCGGCACTTCGGCGAGGACGGCATCGAGCACAAGGTCGGCGACAACTGCGGGGCGATGCACTACGAGGACTACCGCAACCGGGTGCTGTGCGGCCAGGACTTCATGGCCGGCACCATCTGCTCGCTCATGGCGGGCCACAGCGGACCGGACGCAGCCTGCTGCCTCGACTGTGGTGGCGACTGGATCGACGGCTCCTGCACCTGCAACAAGGACGAGGACTGCTTGTGCGACGCGCTCGTCCCATGCCCGGTACACGATGAGGAGGTGAGCAACGATGAGTGACTTCCTGGCCAAGCTGATCGCCGAGGGCAAGGACCTGATCGGCGAGGTCAAGGTCCCGGTCCGCGAGGACTCGGTGTCCATGGACCGGTTCGACCTGCGCGACTTCGAGGAGCTGCGGGACAACGTGCCCGCGATCAAGCGCATCGAGGTCGACATGGGCCGCAAGCACGACTACGTGGCTCAGTTCATGCAGGACCTGTTCGGCCTGCTGTTCAAGGCGGTGCCCAACATCACCCCAAGCGACGAGATGAAGCCGTCGCACCAGGGGCTCAACGCGGTGATCGTGGAGATCGGCGACATGGCCGAGTTCATGGCCCTGCGCCAGCACGCCCAGGGCGACAACTACGGCTCGGCCATGGCCATGATCTCGATGAAGGACGTGATCGAGGAGGCGCTGGGTCAGGCGCAGCGGCTAACCGAGGAGGCGGCTGGGGAGCAGCAGGCAGCCCAGGACGCGCTCGACCAGCTCGGCCAGGAGATCCAGGACCTGATCGACCTGCTCGGCATGGGTCCGATGACCGACCCGAACGGGCCGCCGTCCAAGGCCCAGGGTGAGCTACAGGCCAAGCTCGACCAGTTCGCCGGGGACAGGCAGAAGCTCCAGCAGCTGGCCCAGGCCACCGCTGACGGCGCAGCACAGGCCGCAGCGGGTATGAAGGCTGCCCTGCGGGCCAAGGCTGCGGAGACCACCGCAGACCTCGACGAGGAGCAGGCCCTGGCCTCAGCGTTCGGCGTGGAGGACGGCGAGCTCAAGAAGATGCCGTTCGAGGAGCGGGCCAAGCTGGCTCAGCGGCTCAAGAACAACCGGCTCGCGTCCTTCCTCAAGCTGCTCGGCCAGTTCAAGATGGTCCAGCAGGCGGAGAGCCGCAAGCGGGTCATCAACGCGGCGACCGAGGTCCACGGCGTCACCTTCTCCGACAACCTGGAGCGGCTGACCGCTGGCGAGTACCTGAACCTGGCCAGCCCGGAGCTGGAGACCCTGTTCTGGCTGCGGTACACGGAGCAGCAGCTGCTCACGTACGACGTGCGTGGCATCGAGCGGCTCGGCCAGGGCCCGATCATCTGCGTGGTCGATGAGTCCGGCTCGATGGGCACGCCAGACGTGGCCGGTGGCACCCGGGAGGCGTGGTCCAAGGCGCTCGCCCTGGCCATGCTCGACCAGGCCCGGCACCGCAACCGGGACTTCATCTACATCGGCTTCTCGTCCAGCGGCCAGCAGATCACGCTCCGGTTCCCGAAGGGCACCAACGTGCTCACCCAGGTGTTGGAGATGACCGAGCACTTCTGGGGGGGCGGGACCAACTACGAGAGGCCACTCACCCTGGCGCTCGACATCGTGCAGGAGTACGCCGACCAGGACCTGCCCAAGCCGGACATCGTGTTCATGTCCGATGACGCCTACGGGGCGATGGACGAGGAGTTCATGCACCGCTGGAACGGGCTCAAGGACAAGACCTCGCTCCAGTGTTACGGAATCGCCATTGGGTGCTCGTACTCCGGGGCGATGGAGCAGATCAGCGACAACGTACGGGAGATCACAGAGTTGGCCAGCGACCCGCGGGTCATGGCCGACGTGTTCCGCACCATCTAACTCGGGAGGGTTCATGCACAAGCTCAAGCTCGCAGCGGTGGTCGTGTCAACGCTCGTTGGCATCACCGGCTGCACGGTCGCCTCGGCGCCAACCGGCGCTCCGATCCCGGCCAGTTCACCGGTCGACGCACCAACGCCGGCCAGCACCCAGGCCAGCACCCCGGCCACGTCCATCGTCCCGGCGACCAAGATCGTGAACCTGCTGTCGGTCCACGGCAACGGGATCAAGAACCTCAAGTCGTTCACCGCGACCGACGACTGGACGCTGCACTACACGTACAACTGCAAGGCGTTCGGCGGGTCCGGCAACTTCATCGTCACCGACGAGGGCGACAACTTCAACATCCTGGCCAATGAGCTGGGCAAGGCCGGCAAGGACACCACGCAGGGCAGCGCCGGGCTGGTGAAGCTGAGCGTCAACAGCGAGTGCTCCTGGACCCTGCTGGCGACGCAGCCGTGACCGGGGACTACGACATCCCGGAGTGCTGGCTGCTGGTCACCGGCGACCCGTTCAGCAACCGGGACGGGGAGGGCGGCCTGAACTTCACCGGGCCGTTCGATGACTCCGAGGACGCCTCGAACTACGCCGAGCTGCACTACGCCGACACCCAATGGTGGGTGATCAAGGCGGACACGCCGAGGCCGCTGGAGACGCCGCCGTGGGAGGAGGGCATGGAGATCAGGGTCGTCGGCTCCATGGGAGTGCAGGTCATCGACAAGGTGGTCGAGGCGCCCGGCTACCGGGGCCAGCAGACCCTCACCGTCGGTGGGCTGACGTTCACGGTCGACGCCGACGGCAATGACCGGCACGGCAACAAGCTCGCCCACCGGGTCCGGGCGCCGATCCTGTTGTGACCCACCGTCTGTCCGTGTACGTTTGGACACGATTCACCTAACGGAGGTGAGAGAGTGACCGCTCCCAAGAGCGACCTGCGCAAGTACATCGACACCACCCAGGCGCTCCCGGCCGACTGCGTGCTGGGCAACATCCTGTGGTACGGCGTCGAAGACAAGCCGTACGACGTGGACCACGTGAAGCAGTCGTTCGACCTGCTCAACCTGAACCCGTCCGTGCTGCCGCCGGACAACAAGTCGATCAACGCCTTCGAGAAGGCCAGCCAGGAGATTCACGGGCGCAAGTACCCGCTGCCCGGCGACCTGGAGGCGGAGCTGCTGATCCACGAGGTCAGCCGGGACGAGGAGACCGTCCTGCGCCAGGTCACCCGCAAGGTGCGGGACGCCAAGCAGAAGGAGCTGGGCTACGACAAGGTGGGCGAGCTGGTGTTCTACCGGGACGTGACCCGTGGCGGCAAGGTGCAGAAGGGCACCAGCCGGCTGCGCACGTCCCTCGTCCCCTTCGGCCCCGGCAGCGCGACCATCGAAGCCGGCGAGCGCGTGGAGCTGCTCAAGGCCCTGGAGGAGGTCGAGACGTGCTTCCCGCTCTACCGGGACACCTGGGACGGCAACAAGGTCCGGGGCATCCTGCGGGACTACGTGGGCTACCTCAACGGCGTGATGATGCGCTCGGGCGTCTACTTCGTCCACAGCACCCGCACGACGGAGCTGGAGGCACTCCAGAAGTTCGCTCGTGGCCTCGACGGCGGCTCGATGACCCTGTTCCCGCTGCCGGAGCTCAAGGCCATGCGCGAGGAGGTCATCGAGGCGTTCCAGGCCGAGGCGGCTAAGGAGCTGGGCGAGGTCGTGGCCGCGATCCAGAAGGTCCGGGGCACCCGCAAGACGCTCACGCCGGAGATGCACCGCAAGCTCAAGGAGCAGTACAACACCGTGATGCGCAAGGCCACCGAGTACGGCCGGACGCTGCGGGTCACCCAGGAGCGGACCGCTGGGGCAGCAGAGCTGGCGTCCGACGCCCTGCTGTCGCTGGAAGCCGACCTCCGCAAGCAGATGGAGTCGTGATGGCCAGCACGAAGGAGATCGTCGACCTGGAGCGCGTCCAGGAGATCCTCGGCGACTGCGTGAACGAGACGCGGCGCCTGGACGGCTCGACCATCGACGACAAGTCGTTGGAGCGCAAGCCGGGAGCGGCCGAGGTCAACCGCCGGCTGCTGAACCTGGCCGACCAGCTCGCCCTGGCATCCGCCTTGGTGCGCAACGAGTATTGGCAGGGACGGGGGCTGCTGAGCTATGACATCTGAGGCCGAGGCGTGGGTGACGCCCGAGCCCGAGGCGGACCCCGACACCTTCCCGCGCACGTTCTGCGGCTGCGGCTACCCGATCACGCTGACGCCCGACGGCTGGCAGCACGAGGTGGCCGAGTGGTGGTGGGGTGGCGACCACGACGCGGAGCCCGCAGCGAGCATCGAGAAGCTGCGGGAGGCCGGGCTGGTCGAGACGCCAACGGTCGTTCGCAGGTGGTCCGTCTACGGCACCCGCCGGCAGGTCGACACCATCCGCATCGACGTGGAGGGGCCGGACGAGGCGTCGGCCAGGCGAGCAGCCCGTGAGGCCATCGCCAAGGACGAGAACGAGGTCGAGTCCCTGAACATGATCGAGGACGAGATCACCTTCCAGGACGTGAGAGAGAGGGACGCATGACGTACCACGGCACCGTCGAGCAGGTCAGCTACCAGGACCCCGGCGTCAACAGCGACAAGTTCTACCGGGCCTACCTGATCGAGGACGACGAGAGCACCGACGTGCGCGTCCTGTTCCAGTGGGGACGGCGCGGCTCCAAGGGCCAGAACCAGGTGGCCGTGTTCGGCAACGAGATCGAGGCGCAGGCCGCCATCGACCGGAAGCTGTACGAGAAGCGGCACAAGGGCTACTCGGAGCGGGCCGGGGACGGCAAGCAGAAGATCGACTCGTTCGCCCGTGACCTGCTGGAGAGCGCCGGGATCAACGCCGGTGCCAAGCCGATCAGCGTCACCCGCGAGCAGGCCGTCGCCAACGTGTTCCTCGACTTCTCCGGCGAGGTGGACCGGGTGCGCCGGCTGGCGTACGGCACCCAGGAGGAGCAGGCGCAGGCGTTCCAGGTCCGCAACGGCCTCCGGGAGCAGCTGGAGACGCTGCGAACGTCCGTTCTCAAGGCGGACGGTCAGCTGGAGTTCGTCGAGGACGTGCTGCACATGGCCATGGAGGGCGCCCGATGAAGTCGGTCGACGCGACCCTGACGATCAACGTGGACGTGGAGGACGACGCCACCGAGGAGGAGATGCAGAACGACGCACGGGGCGTGATGCTCGACCTGCTGTCCCAGGGTGGCGAGGTCGACATCGACGACCAGACCGCCTTCGAGGCGGAGTACACGCGCATGGCCTGCCCTGTCTGCAAGAGCGGCGAGCACCTGATCATGCGCTCCACCAGCACGCTGGCGGTAGACCAGGTGTGGCGCAACAAGAAGATGGATCACGCCTACATCGAGCACGCAGCCGATGAGCAGCCCGACACCCAGACTGACGTGATGTGGGTGTCGTGCAACAACTGCTCATGGAACAACAGCCCAAACGGCGAAGACCCGTGGGCCGAGCTAGTGGAGGCGAGCCCGTGAGTGAGGGCGGCACTCCGTTCGAGAAGATCGACGCTGCGTCCCAGGTCGCTATCAGCGAGCTGATGGCGTCGGTGACCACCGTCTACGACCTGTGCCTGGACGACTGCCCGCTCATCTTGGTCAAGGTCAACCTAATGTCGCTGAGAGGCATCATCGACGCGGTGCTCACCTGTGATGCGCCGAACAACACGATCATGCCAAAGCCGGACCACCGGCTGTCCGAGGAGGCCGCAGAGACCATCGTGTCCGCAATCGAGATCCCCGACAACGTGTCGGATCTGCTGGGAGGTGAGGACGAATGACGTACATCCCCGGGATGCAGATGGCCGCGTGGCGGCTGGCCCGTGGCGACATGGCGAACGGTAAGGCGGGGCTAGGGCCCAAGCGCAAAGTCGGCGCAGAAATATTCGGCGACGGCCCTTACCCGCAGTCCTTCCCCGACTTCGTGGGCCAGGAGACGGCGCGGTTGCAGATCCTCACCGCGATCACCGCCGCACGCAAGACCGGCACGGTGATGGACCACATGCTGCTCTCGTCCGGTACGCCCGGCATCGGCAAGACCACACTCGCCAAGCTCACCGCACACCGGCTCGGAGTCGGCATGGTGGAGCTTGGCGGGCTCGTCGGTGACCGGGAAGTCAAGGCTGCGCTGCACGCGATGCGACGCGGCGACGTGCTGTTCCTGGACGAGATCCACCGCATCTTCAACCGCGGCAAGGCTCGCGGCGAGTGGCTGCTCCAGCTGATGCAGGACGGCGAACTGGTGACGCCAACGGGCGTTGTCACCTCGCCCGGCATCACGATCATCGGCGCCACCACCGACGCGCAGAAGCTGCCCGAGACCATCCTCGACCGGTTCGTGCTGCGACCGGTGCTCGACCCGTACACCGACGAGGAGGCCGCGCTGATCGCCCTGGCGCACGCCAGGCGGCTCGGCTTCGGCACCACCGACGGCCTGCCGCTACCCGAGGAGCAGGACTGGCTGACCCGCATCGCCATGGCCTGCAACAACAACCCGCGGCGGATGGGGATGCTGCTGATCAGCGTCCGCAACATCACCCTGACCGACGGCCCGTCGCTCGGCCCGGAGGGCTACGACCTGTCGATGGCCCTGGAGTGGGGCCGGCTCACCGACGACGGGCTCGACCAGCTGGCCCAGGGCTACCTGACCGGGCTGTACGGCTACGGCGGCCACGCGGGCATCGGCACGCTGCGGGCCCTGCTGGACGAGGAGCAGCTGAGGATCACCGAGAAGCTGCTGATCCAGAAGGGCATGGTGCAGGTGACCAGCAAGGGCCGGGAACTGACCGGCATGGGCTTCGAGAGGGCGCAGGCCCTGGTCGAGGAGGCGATGAGCGCATGAGCGTGCCCAGAGAGGTACTGGAGGCTGCCGGGCAGCTACTCACCGACCTGGAGACCCAGGCCGCCGCTGAGGAGCTGAACCAGCCGTACGTGGTCATCGTGGCCGACATGGCCCACCGCACCGCGTATGGACCGACCACGGCACCGGAGGCGCTGCACCGCCAGGCCACCCTGCAGAAGGAGTTCGAGGGTGAGACCGGCATCGAGATCTCCATCGCGCCGCTGTTCCCGTTCGATGAGTAGGGTCCGCGGCCCTTACCACTCGGGCACCGTCCACGTGCTCGCCGACCGGTGCAGGACGTGCGTGTTCCGACCCGGCAACCTGATGCAGCTCATGCCCGGCAGGTTGGCAGACCTGGTGCATGAGAACCACAGCAAGGACACGGCGCTCACCTGCCACGCGACGCTCGACGGCGACCGCGCCGTCTGCCGTGGCTACTTCGACGCCTACGGCACCGACATCACCCCGCTGCGACTGGCGATGGCGATGGACCTGATCACCTACCAGGACCCACCCGAGGAGCACCTGTGACCGAGACTGTGACCGAGACGCCACTGCCGCCGCACCCGGTGGCCCCGTGGGAGGGGATGACCGCGAAGGACCTGCGGTCGCACATCCAGCAGTACCACGGCCACCCGTGGCAGCTCAGCAAGTGGAACAAGGACCGGATGATCGAGTACCACACGGCCGACCACGACAACCGTGACTTCGAGGCAGCCGCCACCCAGCCGCAGCTCGACACCGGAACCCGCACGCCCGACGGGAAGCTCTACGTCACCAGCTACATGCGGCACCAGCACGTCACCCTGGAGCCCAGCGAGGACCAACAGGCGCTGCTCGATCAGATGCGCGAGGGCAACCCGCTCGGCAAGGTGCTGTCCGCCAGCGAGCGCAAGAGCCTGGAGCAGCTGGTAAACAACGACTTCGCCGGCCTCAAGGCCCAGATCAAGCAGTTCGCCAGCGAGGTGCTCACCGAGCGGCAGGACGCGGTGCGCTCCGAGTGGGCAGACAAGACCAAGCAGGTCGAGACGTGGACCACCAAGTGGTCCCGGTACGCCGAGCGGATCAACTCCGACGTGGCCAAGATGCGCGGCGACGCGCTCGCTGCTGGCGTCGAGCTGGGCATCGCCTCGCTGGCCGTCTCGGTCACCGTGAAGGTGGTCGGGTTGCAGGAGGCGCTGAACGAGGTCGCCCGGGAGTGCCAGGCTGACCTGGAGCGGGCGCTGCTCACCTTGGAGCGCCAGCGGCTGTCCGCTCAGCGCACCGTGCTCATGTCCGGGATCGGCCCCGAAGGGCTCACCCTGCTCAACAGCATCCCGTCCGCCCAGGAGCTGATGGCAGGCGCCGCGTTGGAGCGGACCGAGCGCAAGCAGCTGGCTGGCTAGGGCCAGAATCCCTTACCCCGCCACAAATATTTGGAGGAACGCATGGCAGGTCAGCTCACGGAGCTGCTCGACCAGCTGGAGATGTACGACTTCAAGGCAGGGCAGGTCGACCTGAACCAGTCCAAGGTGATGGGCAAGCTGCGCGCCATGGCCAAGGAGATGGACGACGTGCTCGCCACCGTGACGCACGCGGACATCCGAGACCCACTGGTCGGTGCATCCCGGCTGTCCGCGGAGCGGGCGTCGATGGACCCTCAGGTCGAGGAGTCGGTGCGCATCGACCTGCGCGAGCAGCTCAAGAGCTCGTACACCTTCCGGGACGCGAACACAATGCTCTCGATCCTGTACGACGTGCCCGGCCACAAGGCCCCGCTGGTCATCGGCTGGACGACGTGCGAGAAGTGCATGATGCACATCAGGCTCTGCCGCTGCCCGGAAGGGCCGACCGAGCCGCACTCGGTGCAACAGTGGCGCGAGGAGTCTGGCCACGTAGCGCCGAAGAAGGACCTGCCGCCAACGGTCGTTGACAGGTTCGACCGGTCAGCTCCAGCCCAGCCCGCCGAGGACTCCCTCCCCGCCCAAGACTCCGACCTCACCGCTTCGGCCGTGCAGGATGCGGATACGGGCGGGGAGGGCACCGACGACGTGTGCAAGGTGTGCGGCATCGCCGTCACCACCGAGAACGCAGATCAGAACGACGACGGCACCTGGACCTGCTTCGCGGACCAGGCCCAGGCGGCAGAGAGGAGCTGACGTGGCTACCAAGCTGGCACAGAGGCGGACGCGGAGTCGGGCCAAGATCCCGTTGGCCGACGTGAACACCGACTTCCTGCTCTGCCGACGCGGGATGACCGGGCACCAGTGGGACTGGTCCGGCGACTACGACCTGGTGGAGAACACTCGGGGCACGCTGATCGAGGCGACCCGGGTGTTCGAGTGCATCAGGTGCAGCGCCGTCAAGACGCAGGTGTTCCGGCTGCCGTCGATGGAGCCGGCCACGCACGCTCGCATCGCCTACCCCGACGGGTATCTGACCCACGGGATCGACGGGCAGCGCATCCACCCGGTGGACGTGCGCAAGGAGCATTGGGAGAGGACACGCTGATGCAGAAGATCATGTTGATCGACGACATCGACGGCAGCGCGGAGGCGGTGCAGACGCTGACGTTCCTGTCAGTGTCCGGCGACACCTACCAGATCGACCTGTCCGCCGAGCACCTGCGCGACTTCACCGTTGCGCTGGACCCGTACCTGCGGGCGGGCAGGCTGGTCGCCAAGGGCAAGGCGCGCAAGGCCACGGCGCCGATCCCGGACAGCGGCAAGCGGGACAACAGTCGGGCCACCGCCCAGCACAACAAGGAGATCCGCACGTGGGCTCTCAGCCGGGGCTTCGAGGTCGGACCGCGGGGCAAGATCCCCGAGGCCGTCCGCGCTGCCTACAACGACGCACACAAGGAGGCAGCAGCGTGAGCATCCACAAGGCAGCACCCATCGAGACGCACGACGGGCTGGTCTGCGCGACGTGCAAGCTGGAGGTCAAGAAGGTGCCCGGCGGCAGCGGCCCGACATGGGTCCACACCGCCACCGGCGCGGTCGCCGGGCCAGACGTTCCGCCCACCGAGTTCGCGCCGCCCACCAACCGGCTGCCCGTGGTCGGGGACGTGCTCAAGATCCAGCGGCCGCCGTACGAGGGGACGGCAACGGTCGTTCGCGTGACCGACATCGGCGTCGCCATCCTGCACAACGACGACATGCGACTGGTCGGCTACCCGGCAGGGCACCGCCAGTGGAGCCCCGGCGACCGCAGCGCCACGCCGCCCGTCGAGCGGGTGATGCTCACCGAGGACGACCAGGAGGCGTTCATCGGCATGGCCCACTGGCCGTCGCTGGAGTACGTGAACCTCGACGAGGTGCCGCCGACCCGCGACCCGCGCGACGGGTACGCCACCGACCGCATCCCCGGAGGGTGGGGTGGCAAGGATGACTGACCGCTTCCCCGTGGACAACCAGCTGGACGTGATGGTGCGGGTCGCCGAGGCCGTCGAGAAGTCCGGGCACATGAACGTCGCGGTGTTCGGCGAAGGTGCCAACGTGCCCTTCGCCTACACCGTGGGCCTCGGGCTGGCCGACCTGCCGGAGCTGGCCATCTACGGGCTGGACTCCCGGCTCGCTGGCCTGCTGCTGAACAACGCGGCCGAGAAGCTGCGCGAGGGCCTGCTGGTCGTCAACCAGCCGGTGCAGGGCGTCGCCAGCCACCCGCTGATGGTCGTTCGCATGGAGGACGTGTCCGACCTGCGCATCGCCCACGTGTGCTGGGAGAAGGAGGTCGAGGCGTTGCAGCTGGTGTGGCCCGACGCCTTCGGGCTGTACCCGTGGGACGCCGCTCGCCTGTCGGGCTCGGTCATCCAGCCGGTCAAGGGGGGTCTGGGATGCCACCGCTTGACGCGCTGCACGCCAAGCGCCTGCTGCGCGAGGACCTCGACGCCGGCTACAGCCAGGACTACCTCGACGGGTTCTTGCGCAGCCAGCGCGGCGAGGACCTGTCGCAGTACCGGCGGCCCAACGGGGAGATGACGCCGGTCCCGATGCCCGCCATCGGCCAGCTGCCCAGCTACCTGAAAGGCGACGGGCAGGCCCTGGCAGCCCGGATGCGCCGCTACCTGGAGGTCGGCGAGACGTTCTACGTCGCACCGCACATGCTCGACCTGGCCCGCGGTGCAGGCGAGTCGATGCCCGATGAGGCCATCGTCATCGAAGACCTGCCAACGATGGCCGGCTTCATGTGGCTGCCGAAGCCGTTGGGGTACATGGACATTCGCGGCCGGTTCCTGACCACCAACGCCCTGGTGTGGGCCGCAGTCGGCGGGATCGTCGAGGTCTACATGCTCACCGACAAGGACGACAAGACCGACATGATGAACGTCCTGCTGCGCGAGGACCTGGGTGACGCCTTCGCCCGGCTGCCCAAGTTCTCCATGTCCCACCTGGCCGCGTTCCAGTTCGGCCAGCCGCTGCCCCGCGGGGTGACGATGGCAACGCTCGTTGACAGGCCCGATTTGGTGAGCTACTTCCGCGACTCGGAGGGCAACCTCTCGATGTTCTCGCCCGAGGCGGTCGACCTGCACGGCATCGCCAAGGGCGCCACCACCAACGACAAGGGCGAGAGCACCGTCCCGGTCCACTCCACCGGCAGGGACCCGACAAGCGCCACCCTGCTGGCCCTGTGGCGGCTGATGCAGCAGCCCATCGTGGACCTGAGTGTGCTCGACACCCCGCGCCCGCTGCGTCGTCAGCTGCGGCGTGCTGGGCTACCTGACCAGCGGGTCACCGTCATCGAGCTGCGTCGCCGGGAGGGCGTGCCGCACCCCGAGGGTGAGGGCGTGGACTGGCAGCACCGCTGGATCGTCCGGGGTCACTGGCGCAAGCAGCCGTGCAAGGTGGAGGGCGAGTGGTCGCACCGCGTCATCTGGATCGACCCGTACGTCAAGGGTCCCGAGGACAAGCCGCTCATCATGCGCGACCGCGTGAACGCCCTGCTCCGGTGAGGCGCCGCCGCAAGAAGCGGGACGACCCGATGGACCGTTCCGCTGGTGGCAGTACGTGCTCATCGTGCTGGGCCTGGCCGTGGCTATCGGGCTGGGCACCGCCGCGCTGATCATGCTGCTCGACTACATGCTCACCGCTGGCCCGTCGACCGGGCGAGAGGTCTACTAGAGTGCGCGAGCTTCCCTGCGTGGCGGTGTGTGCGCAGGGTGGTCGGGAACGGAACCTCGTCGGAAGCCATGGGTCGGTGCGCACCGACCCTGAGCCCAAGGTGAGTAGCTGTCCCGGGAAATCTGGCTCCCCCGCCTGAGGCTGGCGTCGAACCCAGCCGGGGAGTTGTGCCCAAGGCCGACGGATGGTGGTGGGAGCGGTGAACCTCCGCAAAGAGGACCCGTGGGTTGACGGTGGTATAGGGCTCTAACCTTCCCCAGCATGAGCGGGCGCACCCGCTCTACGGCCTGTGCAGGTGGTCATTTGGCCACCCTTCTAGGCACCGCCCCGTCGGTCAGTACCAAATATTTCTAGGGTCTTGTCGTAGTCCAAACGGACACGTTACAGTTGGGTGTGCGGTACTCGCCGCACGTACTCGGGAAGCAAGGAGGAAGCCCGTGAGGCTTCGCAGCAAGATGTTGATGGTCGGCGCCATCATCGGTGTCGCCGCCCTGTTCGGCGGGTCGCCCGCCTTCGCCAGTACCTACACCTGGCAGGACGGCGGCTCGGGTGGTTGGTGGGGCGCGGACAACATGGGCGGCTCGGGCGACACGCTCGACTCGTACACCACCGGCCTCGCGTCGGTCCCCGGTGGCGGGAAGGTCTGCAAGCCCGCCGACCCGGCCGGTCTGAACCCCGACGCGATCCTCGTCGAGGTCGTGTGGTTCGACAACAGCAACAACGTCGTGTACGGCCCGCAGGGTGTCCGCAACGACCTCTACAACGCCGCGTGGTGGACCGCGTTCGACGGGGACATCGACCCCAACCCGGCCTACTTCACGGCACCGACCGGAGCCACCAAGTACGCCTACGCGGTGTACGACTTCGGCCCGTACGACCAGTACGGCAACACGTCCTACGACAACGGCTCGTACAACTCGCAGTACGCCGACCCCGACGCGCTGCTCGCGGCCGTCACGTCCTGCTGATCGGCACGATCCTGCCGGTCCGTTCACCATAGGAAGGGCGCAAGAGCCCGGTCTCTCTAGGGAGGCCGGGCTCTTGGCGTGCTGAATATTTCTGGCGACCTACGCCAGCCAGACCTTGTACCCAGCGGTGACTCTGCCCCGCTCCGGGTCGATGAAGTGCAGCCGCTGCGACGGGATCGCCTGCGCGGCCAGCATCACCCCGGCGTACCTGTTCTCCGACTCCGTGCTGCCCGTTTGGTAGACCGAGCCCAGGCCGTTGGCCATGGGCCACTCGGCGTGCGTGTGGTAGTGACCCACGTACACGTCGCGGAAGTCCCACGGGTACGCCCCGCTCCTCCAGCGGTTGCAATGGGCGACAATGGTCATTGGCGAGGCGAAGCCGTTGCGCCCGATCTCGTCACCGTGGATGAGCAGCGCCCGGTAGTTCCCGACCTCGATGCGCTGGATGTCCTCCGGGCAGTCCTGCCACACCAGCCTCGGCTCGCCGTCCAGTAGCTGCCGGGCAAGCTCGTAGCACATGCGGTCCACGTTGTCGCTGCGCGGGACCGCATCCCGCTTGCTGCCGATGCGCCCATGGTTGCCCCACTCCGCGACCACGGTCACCTTGTCGTAGATCGCCAGCGCCCTGCGCACCGTGTCCACGATCAGCCTGGACACCCCGACGTACTGCGTGAACAGGGTGGCCTCAATCTCGTGGACCTGGCTCGGGAAGTTGAACAGCCCCTCCACCATGTCGCCGCCGAACGTGACCACGCACTCGTCCACCGGGTGGTCGTTGCGCTGGATGTTCGTGATGGCCTCGGCCTTGTCGCAGTACAGCATCACGCGCTCGCGCATGACCGCGCTGTCGTACGACGGGGTGACCTTGTAGCCCTGCCAGTCGGTCAGCGCCCAGAGCGCGACCTCCGGCTTGCCGGCAGCTGCAGGTCGGCGAGCCGTCTTGGTGCGAACGACCGTTGGCAGCGGGCCTTGAGCGAGGATGGCCTCGCGGCAGCCCTGGATCACGGCCTCGACCAGCAGGTCGGTGCGGTCCTTCTGCTTGCGCAGCTCCCGCTGGGTGCCAACGAGCGCCGTGCGCAGCTCCGCGATCAGCTGCCGGGCCGCCATCGCTTCCGGGGTGAGGTCCATCAGGAGTCACCACACGAGCAGCCACCGGAACGATGCCGGGAGATGGTCCCGGCCTTGCAGTAGGTGATCCCCGACTCCCGCAGCGCCGTCTCGATGGTCGCGTGTCGGATCTCGTCGTCCAGCAGGCTGGCGGTCAGCGCCGCCCGGTCCTTCGGAGTCATGCTCTCCAGCGCCAGAAGGACTGAGCACTTCCGGTTCCTGGTGTCCTGCTTAGCCTTGGCCTTCTCGATGCTTGCTGCGAACCCCACGGCTTGCCCCCTCATACGGGTGGCCCGAGTCAACGCCAGGGTCATCGGCCAAACGGGCGATGAACTCAGACCAGTTGCCCAGCGAGGATCCGCTGGAGCGCCACCGCCGCCCGGGTATGGAGCTGGCAGACCCGCGACTCCGAGACCCGCAGGGTGACGCCGATGTCCGCCAGCGTCAGGCCCTCGAAGTAGTACAGGGCCATGAACGTGCGTTCGCGGTCCGGAAGTCGAGCAATACCCTCAGAAAGCAGGCGTCCGGCCTCCTCCATCTGCGGAGTCAACGTGATGTCCGAACGGTCCTCCACCCGGTCGGCCAGCGTCGAGCCCGTGTCGTCCGGCCCGGCCACGCTGCGGTCCAGGCTGTCCGTCTGGGCCAGGCGGAGCTGGCTCAAGCTGCGGCGCAGGTCTTGCGCCGAAACGCCAACGGCCGTTGCCAGCTCCTCCTCCGACGGGGTGCGCCCGAGCTCGTGCTCCAGCCGGCTGAGCTCACGCTCGATGGCACGAGCCTTGCTGCGAACGGACCTTGGCGCCCAGTCCAGGGCTCGAAGCTCGTCGAGGATGGCTCCTCGGATCCGCTGGATCGCGTACGTCTCGAACTTCACCCGCCCGATCTCGTACTTCTCGATGGCGTCGATCAGCCCGAAGACCCCGTAGCTGGCGAGATCCTGGACCTCAACGGACGCTGGCAGGCCCTGGGCCAGCCGGGCCGCCACGTACCTGACCAGCGGGCGGTACGCCAAGATCAGGGCGTCCCTCGCCACCGGGCTGCGGGTGGCTCCGTACTCGGCCCACGTCTCGGCCAGGTCTGTCATGCGTGCCTACCTCCAGGCTTCGGGTACTCCCACGGGTAACAGCCGCCCTGCCTGGCCCACTCCACGTCCCGCGCGGTGTCCAGCAGCATCTGGGTCAGCTCGTCGAGGCACTCCAACGCCTCCGCGTACGGATGGTCGCTGGCGTCCCGCGCGTGCCGGCTCACGAGGTCCACTTCAGCTTGTAGTGGTCGCGCACGGCGGTGAACGAGGTCACGTGGCCGATGCTCCAGAGGAAGTCGGCGACATCCTTGGGTGTCAACGCCCGTTCCCAGAGCGGATCTCCCACCTCATCCCGCTCCTCGCTGAACAGCAGCGGCGGGACGATGGGCAGCACGGCGTGCGTGCCGAACTGCAACCAGCCCTCGGGAGGCTCGCGGTACGTCACGAGCACCCCTGTGCTGCCCGGTAGCGCCTCAGCAGGCCCATGGCGGTCATCCCGTCGTGCTTCACGACCTCGGCCAGCAGCGGCTGCCACAGGCCCTTGTCTGCGTGTGCCCTCTCGTGGCACCGGGGCTCGTACATCCAGTGGACCGTGACCAGGTTCTCCACCACGTGCAGCCCGCCCTCCGAGCGGTAGCTGATGTGGTGGACCGCGGGCTCCTTCGCGTACGACCCGCATACCCGGCAGCTGTGGCCATCTCGCTCCAGCACCGCGGCACGAACGGCCGCTGGCACCGCCTTCGTCTCTGCTTGAGCGTCACCGTCGCCGGTCTGCTCGTCCTTCGAGTACGGCTGGACCAGGCGCAGGTGACTCACCCGGTCCACCTCCAGCCGTCGCCCGCGTGCTCCACGTGCCCGTCGATGAGCAGATCGCAGCCGATCACGATGTCGCCGTGGTCCTCCGGGAAGACCTCGCCAGCCCTGAAGACCAACACCTCCAGGCATGTCGGCCCCTGCGAACGGTCGTTGGCGTCTAGGTCAGCCACCTGGGCCGCCGGCAGGTTCTTCAGAGCTGCCCTCCATGTCCTTGCCGTCCCACGCGCCGCACGCCAGGCAGATGTGACCCAGCCAGACGTGGACGCACCTACTCATCGGCCTCGTCAGCCTTTCGGGTCCGCTCGCCGATGCTTTCGAGGCACTCGATGAACCGCTCCAGCTTCATCAGCTTCCCCCTCCGCAACGTCCTCGATGTGCTTGAGGTACCGCAGGAACACGTGCAAGTCGTCTTCGGACAGGCCGGGGGCGTCCGGGTGCGGGTGCTCGCCGACCTCAGCGGGCACGTCGATGACCCTCGTTGGCACCCCGGCGTCGTGCAGCTTCGTCGCCGGCTCCAGGTCCAGCCACGCCTTGTTGTAGGCCCGGCAGGCTGTGGACTGGCAGAAGAACTCGTAGTAGCAGCCCAGGTTGCTGAGCACCGTGACGCGAACGCCCGTGGGCGCGTACTGCCCGGCCTTCAAGCACTTCGCGCACCTGATCGTGATGTCCACGAGCTTCTCGGCCACAGCGTCCACCTCCCCACGGAGGTATCGGACGGTCTCGGTCTCCAACTCGGTAGACACGATCACTCCCCAGGCAAGACGGCGGGCGGGGCGTGGAAGTCCTCCAGCGCGTCCCGCAGCAAGGCGAGCGCGGCCTCCTCCACGGCCTCCCGCTCGGTGTCGTAGTCCCCGTGCTCGGTGTCGATGGACAGCGTGTGCGACTGGGCCAGGGTGCCGTTGGCGCGAACGTCCGCTGGCAGGTCCATGTAGACGATCTCGACGAGCCCATCGCCGAAGAAGATGGACCGGATCACCTGGCTCACCGCAGCACCTTCCGCTTGTACAGCGCGTTGTACCGGTCGAGGCACTCCTGCGAGCAGAAGTGGTGCAGCGGGTCGGGGCCTGGGCGGGCCGCCACGCGGTACGTCCTGTCGCACCCGGGGCCGTTGCACAGAGCGCGGTCCCTGCCCATCGGGCTCACCGGTCCATCCCCTCGCCCCGCGGTGCCAGGTGCGCGAGCGCCTCCTGTGCGGCGTGGATGCCCTCCGGGCTGCTGTCCTCGAACGGTGCCCGAGCGGGCTCGGTCGGGTGCGGGGCGATGAAGTCGGTCGGTACCTCGTGCTCCTCCTGCGGGATCGGGTACCTGCCCTGGCCGAAGCCGGACCGCATCCCGCCGGCGAGATCTGGCGCAACCTTGGCGCCAACGCTCGTTGGCACCCGAAGGAGCCGCTCCAGCTGTGCGTGCCAGCCCTCGTGGACCTGCGGGTGAGGCGCCGCGGCACCGCACTCGTCGCAGACCCCGGCGATCACCTTGGCCATCAGACGATCTCCCCTGCGATGGCCAGGTACGCGGCGCCGTCCACGTTGCTGTCGGTGTGGTCAGGCGTCACGATCAGCCGGGCCACCTTGACCTGCACCATGCACAGCGCCACCTGGGCCGGGGTCACCTTGTGCCCCAGCACCACCGACCACAGCTTGGCGATCCGCTTGTGGTTGGTCAGCGGGTCCCCGTAGTCCTTGTCCCGGTCCTCGGTGGTCAGACGAGCCGCCTCGGCCAGGATGTCCGCCCGGTTCATCAGCCGAGCAGCGGGATGCCGCCGTGCGCGACCTGCAGGCCGGTACGGCACTCGACCATGCGGGCCTGCACCTGTTGGTTGAGCCCGTCCCACTCGTCCGGGGTGAAGTGCAGCACCCGGATCCCGTGAGCTGAGAAGACCTGGAGTGCGAACACTCGTTCGCCGCCCCACTCCTCGATGCCGATACCGATGGCCTTCGGGTACGGCTGCGGTCGGACCATCTCGGGCAGCTGGGCCATCACGTCCGCGTTCTTCTGCTGGGCCTCAGCCTGGGCGATGGCCGCCTCGACCCCTGGGCCGAGCGGGTGGGCGTGCCGGGCGTTGCTCACGTGGTTACTCCCTGCGTCACGAAGCGCACGTAGCAGTCGAGCGCCTCACCGAAGTTGTCCTGGCGGTAGTCCAGGTCATGCGACCCGGACGGGTCTGACGGGTGCCGCTCGGCGTAGTGGATGGCCAGCTCCAGCTCCACGGCTGCCTCACGAACGAGCGTTCGCGCGTTCTCCTTGCTGCGGACGCCCTCCGGCGTCATGGCCGGGCTCGCACGATCCCCGTGTCCGTCGGGTCGGACGGGTCCCACGGGCAGATCTCCAGCTCCAGCGGCTTCAAGATCTGCATCCGCACGGCGTCACCCGTCTTGGGGTCCACCACGAAGTGGACGCCGACGACGCGGTAGTCCCCGACCAGGCGTACCCGGTCGTCCAGGGACACCAGGCCCTGCACATCACGCGGGTCAGCGTTGGGAAGCTGCCGGTCGTACATCTCCACGGTCGCCGCGCCGCTGATCTTGAGCGCGACCCGCTCGACCTTGGCGCCCTCGAAAGTCGGGAGGGCAGCTGCGGCCGTGGGGATGGCAGCGGGCGTTGGCGCCACGGGAGGTGCCGCGACTGGGGCGCCGGCGACAGCCGGGGCTGGGATCGTCGGGACGACGACGGGCTGGAACGGGTCGGTCGGGACCGAAGCCAGGGCGGCCGCGACCTCCTCGGGCTGGGCACTCATGGCTTCCTCTCGGCTGGGTTGAACGGGTGCGTGCGTGAGCAGGTGAAGCAGCGGTACCAGGGCCCCTCGCCACCCAGGGCCCACCGCTTGTGGTCATCGACCGTCGTCATCAGGCGGCTGGCCACTCGGCAGCAGGCTTTGGGCAGGTAGTTGTTGTCCGTGAGCGAGGGCGGGTGCCCCAGAGAGCAGGTGTTGCAATGGCCGTTGTGCAGGGGTGTCGCGCAGGCGTCCTGGTACCTACGGCCACAGTTGCAGCAACCGTGGGCGTGGAACGTCGGGACACGCCGGGTCTCCAGCGTTTGCTTTGCTGGCATCAGAGCTTGGCCCCGCAGCGGGTGCAGCGGATCTCCATGAGGGCCCACCGCAGCTTGTAGTCGTGGCCGCGCAGCAGCCAGCACAGGAGCTTCACCGGTAGCCCGCCAGGATCGGGTGACTCGCCACCAAGATCGCCGTCTTGGCCACCTCGCCGTGCCGGATGCACCAGGTGACCTCGTAGTGCTCGGGGCCGACCGCCATCACGCTGGTCCGCCACTCGTGGATCATGCTCGGGGTCACCCCTGGCTGTACGTGCGTCGCCATGCCTCCACCTCCTCCACGAACTTGTGCTCACGGGCTTCCCTGGTCGCGTCCCGCCACACCCAGACGACACCGGCCACGAGCAGGACGCCGAGGATGATGTCGCTGACCCCAGCGCGGGTCATCGGTGGCTCGCATGGGCGTACTGGCCCAGCTCGTTCTCGCGGATCTTGTCGCCAGCCACGAACGGCTTGTCGCACGTGTAGCAGTAGCCCGGGTAGCGGGCCATGAAGGGCACGTTGACGGGCGGCCGGTGGATGTCGCAGCCACACTGGTCCACGAGCAGGTCCGTCTTCTCGCACCGCTCGGCGCTCACGAGTCGGCCCCATGCACCGGGCACTCCGGGTAGTAGATCTTCCGAAGCGAGTACCGCATCGTCGCTGGACACGGGCAGTCGCTAACCTTGGTCGTGCTGGCGTCGCAGCGGCCGAGATGGTTGTAGCCCAGGCTGCAACGGTCGTTGTGACACGGGGCCTTCGCGGTCTTCTGCTTCTTCGCTGGGTACCGGTCGTTCAGCGCCTCGACCGCCTCGACGAACGGCTCACGCACCGTGACCACCGGCTGCTCGATGACCACCGGCTCGTACGGGATCGGCGCGTCCTCGCTGCGCTGCGGCAGGTCCAGGCCGTCGGCGGCCCCTGGATGTCCGAGGATGCCCACGTTGCGAACGTCCGTTGGCTCGTGCGGGTGGAACAGGGCGAACAGCTCCTTCAGGTCCTCGCCCAGGATGAGCTGCCGGTCCAGCACCCAGCGGCAGTCCGCGTGGGTGCAGCCCAGCGTGATGCCGGAGCCCCGGAACCGCTGGCGGTGCATGATCGGGATCGGGTAGTGCTCTGTCGGGTCGAGCAGTTTCGCTCTCATATCGGGAGCACCTTCTCTCGGTCGATCTCGAACAGGGAGCAGTCCTCTGCCTCGTACGTCTCGCTGTCGATGGGCTGCTCCCATGCGGAGCACCACGACGCCAGCCCGTTGTCCTCGTCTGTCGTGTCCTCGTGGTGGGGGCACACGAAGCACGTGCGCTCCGGGCCCGGGAACGGGATCAGGACACCGCCTGCGTCTGCTGGCTGAGCCGCCATGAGTCGAGCACCTCCCTTCGGTAGTCGCCCTGGGCCCGGGTCAGCCGGCTCACCCAGTCGTCGCTCGAAGCACGTGCCAACGAGCGTTCGCACCTGATGGCGGCCTCCATCTCCCGCTGGATGTCACCGCGGGCGAACTCAGCGGCCTCGCGGCGCGCAGCAGCCAGGTGCTTGAAGATCTCCGTGGTCCACAGCACCGGGATGCGGTGCCGGTAGCAGTACCGGGCGGCCAGCACGGCCTCGGGGATGCCCACCTGGCGGGCGGTCATCGTCCGCTTCAGCTTGCCCATCTCGGTGCCGCGCGCCTTGAAGTACGGCTCCTCGGCGGTGACCTCATCCCACGAGCCGAGCCCGAACATCCAGCGGAGCATGTCGTACAGCTCGCCGTGGGTCGTCGGGTCGTGGTGCTGCCAACGGGTGTAGTCGTTCATCGCAGCAGCCCCCTCCGCCAAGCGATGGCGACCTGGGCTGCGCGCGAGCCGTTGCCCAGCTTGAACGCGATGCGGGCCAGGTGGCTCTTGATCGTCAGCGGGGACAAGTGCAGCCGCTCGGCGACCTCCCGGTTGCCATGGCCGTCCGCGATCAGCTGGATGACCTCGATCTCCCGGGCCGTCAGCGGCTTCTCGATCAGCGAGGCTCTCACCGGATCAGCCCCCGTCGCAGCAGCACCATCACCGTGTGCGCCCTGCTCTTGGTGCCCAGCCGTGCGGACAGGTGCCGCAGGTGGGTCTTCACGGTGTCCTCGGACAGGTACAACCGCTTGCCGATCACCTTGTTGCTGTGGCCCATCGCTACGAGCTGGGCGACCTCGATCTCCCGCTCTGTGGGTGCGGTGCCAACGGGCGTCGGCGGCCGGACGTAGGCCATGTCACGCCAGCCGCAGCTGTCGGTCGGCGTGCTCGCCGCCACGACGGAAGGCCCGGACCTCCGGGTACTTGGCACCGCGCCAGATCATCCGGTTCTCCTCCTCGCAGAGCTGTGCGGCTGGAGTGTTCGCCGGGACCAGCACCAGCGAGGCGTTGCTGAACGTGAACGACGCCGCCATCCCCTTGGGCCCGTTGCGGTTCTTCAGGATCTGGGTGCGAACGGTCGCTGACGTGGGGCGCCCGTCGACCGCCTTCACCGAGTCCGCCGGCGCGTACAGGCTGATGATCATGTCGGCCGTCTCCTCGACCGCACCGGAGTCACGCGCGTCGTCCATGTCCAGCGGCTTGCCGTCGTCCGCCGAACGGTTCACCTGGTGCGGGGTGATCAGCGAGACGAACGCACCCTTGGCGTCCTCCTTCAAGCTCATCGCCGCGTTGGTGGTCTTCTCGTACAGCCCGGTGCCCTTGACGCCCTTGGCGTAGTAGCCCAGGTAGTCCACGAACGCCAGCTGCGGGGCGATGCCGACCTCCTCGGCGTACTCCTCGCACAGCCGGGCCAGGTCGCCCTCCTTGAGCCTGTTCTGGTCCACGATGCGCAGGAGCTTGAACTCCTCGCGGATCTGCTCGTCGGTGTAGAGCGGGTTCCAGAAGAACGCGATGCGCCGCAGCCGCTCGTAGATCTCGGCGCGCGTCATCTCCAACGTGACGTACAGCAGCGGGCGGGTGCGGGTGTACCAGGCCACGTTGCACAGGAAGTTGGTCTTGCCAACGCCCGTCTTCGCCAGCGGGATCAACACCTGGCCCGGCTTCATGCCTGGGTCCATCCAGTCGTCCAGCTCTGGGAAGCCCAGCTTGACGCCGCCCACCTCGTCCTCGACGTAGCGCCACGAGGTCTCCGCGTCACCGATGGTCCACAGCCTGCGGCCCTCGGAGTCAGCAGCAGCCAGCAGCGGCACCACGTCACGCCAGGTCTTGCCCCGGGCCGAGAAGAACTCTGACCAGTCGCACTTGGGCAGGTCCTCGGGCAGGTGGACGATACGGGCCTTGCTACCCAGCAGGTCCTTGATGCGGATCGCCGCCCGCATCCCCGTGTCGTCGGGGTCCAGCGCCACGTACACCCGACGGGCGCCCTCGAAGTAGGAGAGGAAGCCCGTCGGAAGTGCTTCAGCGCCAGGGATGCCAACGACCGCTGTCGCCATCAGCTTCGAGTCGCCACTCAGCTGGAGGTGTTGCTGGAGGACGAGCGCATCGAACTCCCCCTCCACGATGATCACGTCGAGCGCGTCCTGGAGCCGGTCGGCGTTGTATAGCCGCACCGCGTCACCCGTGGGCGTCAGGTACTTGCCGCCAGGCTGTGGGTCCTTGCCCCGGAGCTGCACCACGTCGCCGTGCGACTGGTACGGGATGGTGATCCGGTTGGCCAGGAAGTCCTGGCCCTTCTCGGTCATCAGGCCCGAGGCGATCAGGTCGGCGACCACGTTCGTCGACTTCAACGAGCCGCACAGGCTCCAGCCGGTGGGCACGTAGCCCAGCCGGGCGTCAACGATGGTTCGCATGGACAGGCCGCGGGCCTTGAGCTGGTCCAGGATCGGCTGGTTCTCCAGCAGCATCTCGGCTGCGATGTCGGTGGCCTCCGACAGAGCCTTGCGCCGCATCGCCGGGTTCAGCCCCGGCATGTACTCCACCACGTCCTCGTCGCCGAAGTGGCGCATGAGGGTCTTGCGGTTGCCCCGAGTGCCGCACCGCTTGCAGTCGTACAGCCAGGTGTCGGCGTTGACGTACATCTTGCCCTTGCCCTTGGGGTCACCGTCCGGGCAGAACAGACAGTGGACGATGACCTCCTCACCAGGACCGCGGGCCACACGGATGGCCTTGCTGGCGAGATAGGCGATGGCGTCTTCCACGAACACTCCTCGGCTGGGGATGGACTTGCGGATGCCAAGGACCGTTGCGGCCCTCCGACTCGGGACCAGAGGGCCGCAACGGAGTCTTGCTAGAAGGGCGGCTCGTCGTACGCCACGGTGCCGTCCGCGTTCTTCTTCGCGGGCAGCACGTCCTCGACCTCGGTGTTGAACCAGAAGCCGTCGCCGTCACGCTTCGGCCGGGGATCCAGGTGCTTCACCGTGATCTGGCACGGCAGGCCGAGCAGCACGTCGGTGTCCACGGCCTCACCCAGGCGCAGCTCGCGGCCGAGCAGGGTCTCGTACCACGGCCGGGCCAGAGCGAGGAAGCCGCTCGGGGTGTCCGCGTTGGTGACGTTGGGCTCGGACGAGCCCTCGACGGTCATGCCTGCGTACGGGCCCTCGTAGATCTTGAAGGTCCACGTCCACTTGTTGAACGAGCCCTGCTGACCCACCTTGTCGCCCTTCTTGTACGTGAAGGGGACGGTCACCTCGTCCACGCTCTGGAGCTTGGCCGGGCAGAGGGTCTCGGTCGGGATCGGGTAGTTGACGGCTTCGGTAACGGTGCCCTTCGGCATGGCAGGTCAGCCCTTCTTCGCGTTGGCGCGGTAGGTAGCGAAGTCGCTGTTGCACAGCCACGTCCGCGTCTTCAGCCCGGCGATCTCGATGAGGTCCGGGTTCTCGTCGGGGTCGTCGATGACGAGCGACCCGTCAGGTCCCTTGCCGATCCGCAGCACCTTGCCGCAGCCGGGTACGGGGTTCTCCACGTCGGCGTCCCGGCCCTGACCGCAGGCGGGGAAGTCGGTGGACTCAGCAGCCGGTGCGACCGGGGCCGGGGCAGCAGGTGCCTCGGCAGGTGTCACCGTTGGCCCATCGGCAGGTGCGGGCTCGGAGATAACCGTGCCTCCGAGCGCCTCCTCCACCGTTGCGACGGCTTCCTCGACCGTCGGCTCAGGCTCAGGCTGGGGCTCCGCCACCGGTTCGGCCACAACTGCTGGGGCCTCGACGGGTGCAGCGGCTGGCGCAGAACTCGCGCCACCGATGACCGGCTTGGCTGCAGCCGGAACAGCCCGAGCTGCAGGTGCCGCCGGCACAGCTGCAGCTGCGGGCGGGGTGTCAACGGGCGTTGGCACCTGTGCCGCTGCGGCCTTCTTCGCCGGCGGAGCAGCCGCAGCCTTCTTGGCCGCCACCGGGCCCCCGGCCATCGGGCCCACCGGCTGAGGCAGCGCCTCGGTCTCGACCTCCTGCACCACCCGGGACTCCTGGAGCGTCTCAGCCTTCTCGATCAGCCGGGAGAACAGCCCGTAGTAGTCGTCGTCGGTGAAGGTGACCGGGGTCCACTTCGGCAACGTGCCCGAGCGGTCCTTCAGGCCCGGCCGATCCGGCGTGGCGTGCCACTGGACGCCTCGGACCTGCGTGCGCTCCTCGCCGTTGCTCTCGAAGGTGGTGCCCATGTGGCCCACCAGGTCGAACTCGGCACCGATCTGCTCGCGCAGGTCGCCCTTCAGCTTCGGGCCCTGGACGAGGTAGCCGCCCTTGCCCTCCTCGTCCTCGCCGACCTTGGTCTCCTTGACGTGGAGGTTGACGACGACGTTCATGCGCAGCGCCTGGAGCGCGCTGACGAGCGTCTGCATCTTCCCGTCGAGGTAGCCCCAGTCCGCCCAGCCCGACAGGCCCTCGTTGCCGGTGACCTTGAGCCGCTCCTGGATCACGATCCGCTGGTACGAGTCCAGCGTGTCGATGATCAGGGTCATCCAGCGCCGCTCCTCGACCGGCTTCTGGGTCTCCATCCACGCCAGCTTCAGCGCGGCCTTCATGTCCTCCGAGGACTCGATCCGGGCGTAGTCGATGCCCCGGTCAGCGACCGACATGCGGCCGTCCTCGCAGTCGAGCAGCAGCGGCTTGGGCCAGAACGACGCCGAGCGCGTCTTGCCCGAGCCGGGCTGGCCCTGGATCAGAGCCTTCACCCGACCCTCGCCGCCATCGAGGTAGTCCTCGATGCCGGTCGTCTTGATCAACAGCATGGTTCCTTCTCTCTCGATCCGTCAGCCGTCAGCCGTTAGCTGTCAGCGATGTGTGAGACGGCCGCCTTGGCGCGGGCAACGAGCAGCGCCTGCAACGGTTTGAGCGCCTTGACCAGCTCCGGGTCACCCCGGCTGATGCGGACGTTCAGCGACACCTGGCCGTGGCCCAGGTAGTCGAGGAGCACCTCCGCTTGGAGGGCCTGGCGCGACGCCCGGATGACCGGGACGGCGCTCAGTCGTCGGACTGCCTTGCCACGGCTGCGTTCGCCCAGAACAGGGCCTCCTCCAGCTTCGTCATCACCAGGGCCTTCTCCCGGCCCTCCGGCAACGAACGCTGGAAGTGCTGAGCCAGCAGGCGCACCTTCTGCCTCGCCTGCTCGTGCTCCTTCACCCTCTGTGGGCTCGTCGGCGGGTGGTACGCGAAGCGGTGGACCAGCGACCGCATCGCGTCCCGGGCTGCCGAGGTCTGTCCGGGCATGGGTATCTCCATCCATGATCGTCATGCGGATCTCCGGCTTGCTGGCGCCAACAGGCGTTGACGGCACTTGGCACACAGGACTCGTTCGCGCAGCACCTTCAGGGAGGTGCGGCTCTTGACGACCCGACCGCGCAGCGGCTTGTCGCTGCACAGCAGGTGCTGCTGGCGACCCCAGATGTCGTCCTTGAGGCCGGTGTACGTGGCGTGCGTGGTGCCCACGCCCCACTTGCTGCCCATCGTTGTGGCCAGGCTCAGCGAGGAGTCGTACGGGAACGGGAGGTCCATCACGCCTCCAGCTGCTTCAGCGCGCGGCCGTACTGCGGGAGCACCGTGTCGCCGAGGACCTTGCCGTCGCCGGTCACGAGGTAGGCCATGAACGCCTGGTCCACCGTGAGCAGGTTCATCTCGACGGCTTCGAGGTTCGCCTTGATGAGCAGCAGCAGCGCACGCCACCGCTGGCGCACCACCTGGTCCCACGCCTTCTCGGCGTCGACCATGCGACCGGTCGTTGGCGACTTCATCTTCGGGTGCTCGGGCCGGGCTGGGACCGGCACGGCGATGCGCACGGGGTAGCCGCTGATGAGGAACTCGACCATGGCCGACGTACGGCCAGCGCCGAAGCTGTACTGGTCGACGCGGTACCGCATGAGGGTCTTGACGATCTCCTCCTGCGACCGGCCCACCGTCACCGTCGTCTCAGCGGCGTACGTCACGGCTGCGGCATCCCCTCGGCGTTCGCCGCGTCACGGAACGCCTTGCCCGCCTGCTCGGCCAGGCCCAGGTGGGTGCCCTCGCCGAAGTACGTCTCGGCGTCGTCGATGGACCCGTCCTCGGCCTGGCCCGGCGCCGGCTCGAACGGCATCACGAGGATGCGGCTCTGGAACTCCGCGTGGCGCACCTCCGCGGTGTGCCTGTCGCACGGGCTCCACGGGGTGGCCTGCTGGACCTCCCTGCCGGTCTCCGTCTCGTAGCCGGTCGGGCCCAGGCCGGTGAACATCACGCCGTCCGGCCAGCAGTCCGGGCAGGTCAGCGTGTGGACCGCCTGGATGCGGTCGAGGAGGAGCTTGCCCTCCAGTGTCAAACGCTCGTTGTCACGCTTCTGCTCGCTGATGGTCGTTCGCGCCGCCAGCAGCAGCTCACGCAGGTCGGTGCGCTGCAGGCGTGCCCGCTCCAGCGACTCCTGCAGCGCGGTGTTGTGGGCGTTGGCGTCGGACTCACGGGCCAGCGCCTCGTCCCGACCGAGCCGGGTCTCGGTCAGCTCCTGCTCGCAGGAAGCCATCGCAGCACGCAGACGCCCGTTGGCGTCCTCCAGCTCACCGAGCTCCTTGTAGAGCTCGCTCTTGAGGGACATGAGGCAGGTTCTCCAATCGAATCTCATGGCCGACCGTGGTCCTCATCGGGCACGGGGACGCCAGCACAGGCGTCACGGAAGGGGCAGTACGTGCAGTTCTCGCCGGTCATCGAGAGCGGGTAGACACCCAGCTCGACGGCCCGGACGTACTCGGCCAGGGCGACCATGAGGCGGTCGTAGTCCTGGGGTCCACGCCAGCCGGCGTCCACTCGCTTGCCGACCTTCATGTCGATCCACGTGCCGCGCCGGGGCAGCGCCTGGGTCCTCGCCCGCATGTCCTCGGCGTCGGCGCCCCACGGGTCCCAGAAGGCTGGCTGGAGGGACGCCCAGGCGTACGAGGTGAACTGCACGCTGTACCGCAGGTAGGTGGGCTGCTTGCCGGTCTTGAAGTCCTCCAGGTTGAGGAACTTCTTGCCGCTCACCTTGCGCAGGGACAGCCGGTCGACCATGCCGCGCAGCTGGTGCTCGCCGTACGGCAGCCCGAGGTCACCCAGCGGCAGCAGGAAGGGCAGCTCCAAGGCCAGCAGCTCGCCCACGTCGCCCTTGAGGTACTCGTAGTGCGCGCGCAGGGCCAGGCGGCCCTTGGTCAGCATCCCGCCGTAGGTCTGCCGGGCGATCCACTCGTCCACGCGCAGCGTCTGATCACCGGGCTGGGTCAGGTCGGCCATGTGGTCCGGGTGCCAGTAGTGCTCGAAGGTGGCCACCGCCACGTCGCCCGCGTCAGAGTCGCCGTTGTGGTGCCGGGTCTCCATGACCTGCAGGGCGTGGTGCATCACCGTGCCGTAGACGGTGGCGCTCAGCTGCCGCTCGGGCTCGATGATGCCCGCAGCAGAGTCCTTGCCGAGCTTGCTCTGGCGTGCGCACCTGGCGTACGCCGCAAGATCGGACTGCCGGATGATCACAGCGCGAGGGCCGCAATGAACAGGCATGTGATGACGAACGCAATGACGCCGAGCGTGTGCATGGCCGCTCCCGAGTAACGCAAAGGGCGACGACCAGGACAGGGCCGAAGCCCTACCTTGATCGCCGCCCTCCGAGTCTTCTCGGGGATGGCCCACGCACCGGCTCTTGCCGCGTGCCTGGTGGTCGTCACCGACCTGTGAAGTTGATGCCCCTCCCGGGGTGAAGCGAGACCCGCTCTCCCGGGAGGAGCCCCATCCAGCCGGAACGACGGGGGATGCGAACCGGCCGAACGAGTGACCCGGACTCTAACCACAGGGTCCGACAGAGCGCAAGGTCCTAGCCCAAAGTACCTATGTCAACGAGCGTTGGCAGCCCGTCTACGCTCAAATGGACCCAGACTCGGGCTCAAGATTGTCCACGATGTGAGTCAGCGGGGCCGGGCGTTGGACTGCCAGTCGACCTCGACGCGCTCTCCGACCTTGCGGGGCACGTGGATCGTCAGCTCACCGCTTACACCGTCGACCCGAGCGGCCTCGACGGCGGTCTTGAGGTTGAACAGGGAGGCAGGACCGATAGCAGCCAGTAGGTAGCTGAGCGCCGCCTGTAGCGACTCGGCCCCGTCCCCGATCAACTCGGGTACCGCTTCCAGCACCCGAGCCTCCCCTGTTTAGACAGCCAGCTCCCAGGGAAAGGTGATCGGTCGATCACGCAGGGTCTGGCGCGAAGGAGACCATAACCCCTTTGGACACGGTTACAAGCCGCCGCGCCGAGTTTGTTACCGGATCAGCAGAATCTGTGGACACGCTCCCGTTCGTCGTCCACAGGCGACGCACACAAGAGCCATTCGGTTCCGTGGGCTATGCCACAGGAGGCTGGACGGCAACGTCCGTTGGCGCGCCCAGCTTGGCAGCTGCAGCGTCCTTGGCCGCCCCCAGCACGAGCTGTACGGCTGCGTCCAGGTCCGCCTGGGCCTGGGCCGCGTCGTCCACCTTCTTGCCCACGCCGTACTGCGAGGTGAGCGGGGTGACGATCAGCAGGAGCATCGCCAGCGCGCCGCCGAGCAAGTTCGGGTACGGCTGCTGGAGGTGCAGGTCCGGCAGGTGCGCCGAGGCGTAGCTCAGGCCAGCACCGATGAGCAGGATGAGGGCGTGCCGCACGGCCGGAGGTACCTTGTCGAGCAGGTTCAGCCATCCGGTGCCGGGCGCTGCGTGGTCAGCCATCAGGCAAGCTCCTCATCGGGGGGCTCGCGGTCAGCCGGTCCGGCGTTCCCTGCGAGCTTGCTGAGCAAGTCGTGGATCTCGGTCTGTCGGTCGTGCATCTGGTCGACCTTGCGCCACCGCTCGTCGTCCTGCTCGGCTCGCGCAGCGTCCTGCTCCACCTTGCCCTTGAGCGTTCGCTGCACGTCGTCGACCGTGGCCTCCATCCGCTCCATCCGGTCGCCCAGACCAGGGACGGGCGGATTCGCCTTCGGGTCACCCATCAAGTCCCCCATGCCGTCCGCTGCCCGGACGCCCCAGAACGCGCCCTTGGCCACCGTGCGGGCCAGTACCGCGATGCCGGCCAGGGCGGCGCAGATGCCACCGATGAACAGGATGCTGCGAACGGCTGCATTCTCCTCGATGGTGGAGCTGAGGACCGCGACGACGGTGCCGACCCCGCTAACGACCAGGGACGCTCCGGCCGTGGCCGGGTGTGGAGGCAGATCGGGAAGCCCCAAGCCCAGCATCGTCACGACCCAGTTCCTCCCCGCCAACGAGCGTTCGCATCTCATGTGTCCATCGTCCCCAGCCGGGGCGAATCTGACACCGGCCAGAGGTCCTACGAGAAGTGGACTTCACCCGCATGGACGAACCCCGACAGATCGGGAGCCGCGGAGCAGGCGCTCAGGAGGGCCACCGCGGTATCAGCAGCGGTGTACGGCGAGTACGAGCCCGGGTCGGAGCTGGTCGTCCCGCTGCCGTCGTACGGGCCCTCGTCGAGGATGGCCCACGACCAGTACGTGGCCCCGGCTGGCGCGGTCAGGCTGGCGGTGATGTCGTCGCCGCTGTAACCCGTGGGGTACGCCGGGTCCACCGTCTTCAGGTAGTCGGTGTCGTACAGGTCATGGGTGCCGTCCACGCTGGTGGTCATCGAGGCGTCGGTCCACCACACGACCAGGTGGCGCAGGAAGTGCCCCGTCCCGGTCGGCGGCCGGCAGACGCGCTCCCCGCCGACAAGGGCCGTTGGCGTCCCGTTCCCGAAGAAGATGCCCTCGGTGAACTGCCCGATGTGCGCACCGCCCGAGCCGCGCTCGATGACGCCCTCGCTGCAGATGCCGTAGTCGCCGAAGCCGCCAGAGGTGCTGTTGTCGAACCAGTCGTACGTCATCCGAGCCGCCTCCGCGTGGTGATGAAGTGGACGACCGGCTGCTGGATGCCGCCGCTGAGGTTGGGCACCAGGTCCAGCCATTGACGGTAGTCGGGCGGCTGGACCACGGCCTGCAAGGTGATGCTGTTCAGCGCCCACGAGCCGCCGGCCTCGTCCAGCCCGGAGAACACGGTCACCAGGTCGGACTCGCTGATGGCGGAGTAGTCGAACGCGGGCTGGCACCAGATCGAGAAGTCGGCGGCGGGGTACGGCGGGATGTCCACCACGTCGGCGGCGGTCAGCTCGGCGAAGCGACCGGTGTCGTCGTAGGGGTCCCAGAAGAACGAGCTGGCGTTGACGTAGGGCGTCTGGCGCAGCCGCAGCCCGAACGTCGCGCCGAAGTCGACCAGCGGGGTCCAGTCCATCGAGCCGGTCTGCCACGCCACGAACGTGTCGGTGCCCCCGTGCATCTGGATGTCGCCGAGCACCCCGACCGCGTTGTCGTCCGGCGTCGGGTAGCTGTTCAACGTCGGCGAGCAGTCGATGATGGCCCGGTTGTAGGCCACCGAGTACGTCACCGACATGGTGAAGAAGCTGAAGTCCTGCAACATCGTGGCGGTCCACGGTACGGCCAGGCCGGGCATCGAGTTGGGCGACTCAAAGGCCGCGTCCGACCCGCCGGTCGCCTGCACGGAAGCCTGCGTCGACCCGATCTGCAACGGGTCGACGGTGGTGTCGCCGTGGTGGACGAACGACTCCGCGCCCTGCACCTGCTCCCACGGCATGGTCGCCGTCACCACGATCTGCGGCGACGGAAGCCACGGCCCCCAGACCACGGCTAGCCCTGCGCCAGGTAGTCGGGCACCGACTTCATGGCGATGCCCGAGAAGGAGAAGTGGTGGTGCAGCAGGTAGTTCGGGCTGTCGCCGACCGCGGTGATGAACGTGGACTGGTCGTCCACAGTGACCGCCATGTACGCCCCGGTGTAGAAGCCGCGGGAGTCGATCTGCCAGCGGTAGATGAACCCGCACGCCCGCGGGTACCGGGTGTCCACCACGTCGGTGGTGTCGTCCACGTCGAAGCTGTAGGCCACGTACGGCTTGTCGATGAACCGCACGCCGAACACGAACGGGTTGTCGTAGGTGACCTCGCCCCACCCGGTGGAGTCGGTGCGGATGTAGGCGTGCGCCAGCCGCGAGCTGTTCTCCCGGTGCCGGTCGTCGCTGTCACCCACGTCCTTGAGGTGACGCCAAGCGTCGAAGGCCATCAGATCTTCCCCAATGCCGTGAGGTACTGCTTGGTCTCAGCCGACAGCAGCGACGGGTCGAACGCCCAGTTGCTGAACGGCGTCAGGCCCAGCCAGTGGGTCTCGATCTCGTACGTCCACTTGCCGCTCTTGGCGTCCCAGTCGCTGGTGATGCCCCGGACGTAGTGCAGGTACGTCTCGCCGGTGACCCGCTCCATGATCCGCACCTGGTCGTCCACCTGCAGGCCCGGGTTGCCGGGCACGGTGACCACGTTGGTGCGGTACTCGAACATCGAGCGGACCGCGATCAGGTCGGCCATGATCTGGCACTCCGCCTGCGTGGAGAAGTGCTGGTCAGTCCAGCCGGCCACCCGGCGCAGCCCCGACGGGTACGGGTTGTAGCTGACGCTGCCGATGGGCGGTGACACCGCGCCGAACGCGCCGTCGGTGTTGGCCACGAAGTACCGCTCGCGCATCGCCCGGCTGCTCAGCTTGGGCCGCAGCCCCAGGATGGTGTCCTGCTCGTCGATGACGTACACCGTGGACGTGCGGCCCTCGGTGGTCCGGCCGATATCGGCGTCGTTGAGCCCACCGCCGATGTAGTTGCCCTCCTGCCAGATGTTCGGGCTCCGCCAGACCACGCCGCCGGTCTCGTCGATGAAGAAGATGAAGTTGACGATGTTGCGCACGTACGTGATCGAGTCCATCAGCGGCTTCTTGTCCCAGATGTCCGGGGTGAGCGGGATCAGGCTGTTGGTGCCCGTCCCCTCGAAGTCGCCCCACACCCGCCCAGTGGGCAGCACGGGATCCGGGGTGGAGGCGACAACGTTCGTTGTCGTCCCGTCCGCGTTGGTCAGATAGTCGAAGCCGGTGGACTCGTCGGGCCAGAAGAACCCGCCCCACGCGCAGACCCACTTCACGATGTCGGTGTAGTCGGCCATGTTCCCGATGACCATCGTGGTGGGCGTGCTGGTGACCACCGACTCGTTGACCTGGATGTCGTAGCAGCCCGCGCGGTACTTGAACTCGCCGATGCCGCTGTTGTAGAGGTCGGTGAAGGTGAGCCGGATCTTGGTGATGCCGGCGTACGCCTTGGGCAGGGCGCGAACGGTCGTTGTCGACTTGCCCGCGGTGAACGAGTCGACGAACGGGATATCGGCGTTGGTGTCCACAACCCTTGCGCGGTAAGGGATCTTGCGGCTGCCCAGCCACTTGCTGCCATCCCACAGGCTGACGTAGACCAGGTACGGACCGCCCCAGGTCTTCAGCTGCACCGCGTGGACAGCGCCGCTGATGGCACCCTGCACGTACTCGAACGCCGAGCTCCAGCTGGCCTCGTTGCCGACCGAGAGCCAGTAGCTCGCCACGTTGGTGTCGAAGGCGTAGCGCCCATGGTGGCCCAGCACCGCACCGGTGGAGTCGACGTAGGGGAACGACCCGTCGGTGAAGCCCTTGCCGATGTACGGGATGCCCGAGTCGGTCTCGTACACCGGGCGCTTCCACCCGCTGGAGGTGGTCAGCTTCGGCGGGCCGGGCACCGTCTGGTCCGGGATCCAGGTGAACGGGTACTCGCTGAACGGCACGACCGGCGGGAAGAAGATTTGGTCGAGCAGCACCCGGCCCATGTCGCGGCAGGACACCTTGATCGTGCCGTCGGCGCTGTACTCCACGTCGTCGATCAGCCACACACCGGAGGGGTACAGGTTCGGGTCGGCCTCCGGGGTGACTGACGGGTCGAAGCCGTAGCCCTCAAAGGTGCGGATGATCCGGTCGGGCACCAGCAGGTCACGCCAGCCATTGGCCGCGTACCCCCACCGGCTGACGGCGGCCGGGTCCACGCCGCGGTTGAACGTCATGTAGCCGGGCTTGTCGAAGCTCACGTCGTCGGGTGGCACCTCGCCGACCGCCAGGCGCTCGGTGTTCCAGATCACGATGTCGCATTGGGCCACGTCCTGGTCCACCGAGCGCGTCCACTTCACGCTGGCCAGGTTGGGTAGCTCGACCGGCTGGAAGTCCTGGCCGAAGATGGCGCTGGCGAAGACACCGCTGTTGCCCGCGACCCCGTTCTGCGTGGGCCGCTTGTACGGGCACAGCTTCACGTCCATCTTCTGGATGGTCGCGCGAACGACCGGTCGCGTGTCACCGCCCTTGAAAGCGGCCTGCCACGCGGCGTTGGTGTCGTCGGTCACGAGCCTCATGGGCCGGCCAGTCCCTTCAGGTACGAGTCGGTCAGCGGAGCGTTGATCAGCAGGGGGCTCAGGTGCGGGCCGACCGGGGCGTCGAAGTACATGACTGCGTGCGGCTTGTAACCCGACACGTCGGAGACCATCTGGATCAGCTGCGCCTTGGTGTCCGCGTCCCCACCAGGGCCGGTGCTGGTGCCCCACTCCGGGATGGCCCAGGCGACGCCGTTGCTCTGCGCCCAGTTCATCGCCAGGATCGTGTGCGCCGGCTTGTAGCAGTCGAAGGCGTAGTAGTCGAAGCCGATCAGCGTGCCGCTGGGCTTGAAGTACGAGTCGACCCGGCTGTTGCCAAAGCTCAGCGTGTAGCTCATCAGGATGCCCGCGGTCTTCACGTGCGAGTTGCCCACCGCGGCGACGCGAGCGAGCAGCACCCGCTGCATCGGTACCCAGGTGGCCGGCGGTACCCGGTAGTTGGGCTGGCCCTGCTCGGGCTCGTGCCAGAAGGTGAGCACCACGTCGCGGGTCCAGCTGGCGATCCAGGCGTCGATGAGGCTGTTCATCGAGCCGTTGATCACCGACGCCGGGTCGGGCTTGGCCGACTCCCAGATCTCCGCGGGCGTCGGCATCCGGTGACTGGCCGAGCTGCTGCTGTACAGCGTGATCGGCGTGGTGAAGTGCCGCGCGCTCTTGGCTGCCGGGAAGTTGGTCAGCTGCCAGGACAGGTTCGAGCCGAAGGCCGAGCCCCACTTGATCGTGGCGTCCGCTCCGGGCGGCGTCGGCGGCGTGACGGGCGGCACCGGCGTGCCCGGCGTGGTCTCCGGCGGGGTCGGCAGGCTCGGGTCGGACGGCACGTACGACGGCGGGTCGAGGATGGGGCGCCCGACAAACACCGGCTGGTCGATGGCTACCGGGTTGGGCGTGACCAGCGTCGGGAACAGCAACGCCTTGAAGGTGTACTCGTAGCGCACCGGGTGCCGCGGAGTCGGCGCGCGGTCGGAGAACTCCACGCCGGTCGGCAGGATGTTGTACGTGCGGCCCAGGTCGTCGATGACCTGCACGAGCTTGCGCACCGCCGACCACGACAGCAGCTGGTCGTACATCGCCTGGCTGGCCAGGGTGCCGGTGAACGACCACTCGACCGGGGTGTCCGGCTGCTTCAACCCGCGGATGTTCGGCGTCGCGGTGGCACCGGTGCTCAACGTGTCGAGCTTCTTGTTCGGGTACGGCGAGCCGACCTGCTTCGGGTTGCGCTCGAACACGTACTCCACGACGCCGTTGTCGGGGTCCAGGAACGTCCACCGCTGCGTCACATCGGCCCCGCAAAGATCATCACGGTCGCGGTGTAGTTGCACGCCCACGACGAGTCGGTCTGATGCACCGGCTGCACGATGCGCCGGTCCGGGCCGAAGCTGGTCAGCGCGACCACCCACACCTTGCTGCGGTGGTCGATCAGGTAGAACTTGCGGTTCAGCGCGGCGTACGCCTCGACCGCCAGGTAGAACGTCTCGTCGGTGGTGTAGCCGCTGAACTGCGCGGCCAGCGCCGTGGGTGCGCCCTCCCAGACCACCGCGGTGCCGTCCTGCGCGACGGTGTGCTCGACCGTGACCGGCACCGGGGCGTAGAAGCTGCTCGCCTTCTCCGGGTTCGCCGGGAACACCAGCGTGGCCAGGCCGCCGGGCATCGGGTCCTGGAACACCCACCGCTGGATGCCAACCTGCGTTGGCGGCGAGACCGGCACGTCGTCGGGCGGCGGCGCCGGCCGAGTCATCGGGTCGTTGAGCAGCTGGAAGGTGCAGGAGCCGACGCGGCCGGAGGACTCGCCGGTGGCCTGCAGGGTGTACGTGCCCGCCGACAGCGGCAGACCCAGCGGCACCGTGACGCCGACGATGGTGCCCTGCTCGTCGGCCTGCAAGGTGGCCAGCACGCTGGCGTTGCCGACCAGGGTGAAGTCGACCGCCTCACCGCCGTCGAGCATGTTCACCAACGAGACGACAAGGCCCGTTGGCACCCGGTCCAGGATGTTCGGGTCGATGGTCAGCACCGGGCCGAGCACGGCCGGGCCGAACGACCAGGTGTAGCTCTGCAGCGGGTACGTGGTGCTCGTGCCGTCGACCTTGTTGACGTAGACGTAGTACGACTCGCCCCGGCTGAACTCCACCGAGAGCGTCGGGTCCGTCGAGCCGTTGGCGAACACCTCGCCGAGCAGCACCATCGCCGGGTCGTCGATGGCCTCGCCGTGGTAGATGGCCAGCCGGTAGTCCGGCGTCGAGGCGTCGTCCACCGTGAAGGTGAAGGTGCCGTCCAGCGGCGCGGTGAACTGCATCCAGATGCTCTTGTCGCCGATGCCCGCGAACGCCGTGCCGGTGGTGCTGCCGCCCGAGGCGATGGCCGCCCACGCGGCCTGGCTGGCGCTGTCGTGCAGGAACCAGTCACCAGCAGCGCCGGTGCCGTCCCACAGCAGCCACATGCCGATGGTGGGCTCGCTGGCCACGTACGTGCCGTCGTTGGCGATGACGACCGCGCGAGCAGCCTCCATGGTGGCCCGCTCGCCCCCGGTCATGCCCGAGGTGATCGCGCCCGCGCCGTACTCCACGATGCACACCGGCACGTTGGCCGCGTTCGCCTTCGCCTTCGCCCAGGTGTACCAGTTCTGGAACGTCGTGTCGGAGGCCAGCTCCAGCGGGGTCTGCGGCGGCTGCGCGTAGTTGTCACACCCCAGGAAGTCGTAGTCGTGCGGCTCCCACGAGTCCTTCGGCTGCGGGTTGTGACCGTTGCCCGGCTTGCCCACGCCCGACAGCGACGGGCGCCACCAGTACGTCATGTAGACCGGGCCGAACTGGATCGTCGGGTTGATCGACTTCACCAGCGGATACAGGTGGTCCATGAGCGCGACGAAGGTGTCGCCGTCCATGTCGTTCTCGGGCTCGTGGTAGCTGGTCAGGTACGTGCCGTTGGGCAGGCTCTGAACGAGCGTTCGCACCGCCGCGTCATGCACGCCGTTGATGAGGTCCTGGATGGTCGTGTTCGACTTGAACGAGTAGAACGCGACGATGCCCGCGATGCCCGCGGGCATGTGCGTGGGCAGGCTGGAGGAGAACACCCGGCGCACCGTCAGCGGGCCGATGGTGGCCTGCACCGCGGTGAAGCTGGCCGGGGTCGCGTCCGGCACGTTGACCGTCGCGCCGATCTGGATCGCGGTCGGCACCACCACCCGGCCGCCGGTGGGCTCCAGGGCGTTCAGCGCGTCCTGCTCGCCGGTCTCCACCGTGGCACCCTGCAGACTGAACGTCCCGGTGCCACTGAGCCCGGACAAGATGATCGGCAGGCCGAAGAAGTCCCCGTCCACCCCGGGGGTGCCGACGAACAGCGACGGCAGCCGGCCACCGACCTGCACCTCGGGGCAGTCGAAGTCGAAGATGTAGCTCAGCGCGCCCAGGTAGATCCCGACCGGCTGGCCGGAAGCGTAGGCGCCAACGGCCGCTGCCAGGGCCACCTCGTAGTACGCGCCGAGCACCTCCGTCGGCAGCTGGCCGGTCGCCGCGTTCACCCCACCGACCGGCACGCTCAGGTTGATCAGCGGACCCAGGATGATGTTCGACTCGGACACCACCGCCGAGTCCGAGGTCGTCTTGAACCGGTGGACAGACCGGGTGTGCGCCTCGGCGACGGGCACGCTGTCCGACGTGCTGCGCGGGTGCCTGCACACGCGCGCAACCGACTCGGAGACAGCGGCGCTGTCCGAGGCGGTGCGCGTGAACAGAGTCATCGGCGGCTACGCCACCTGGTAGGTGATCAGCCCGGCGGCGTTGATGGTCAGCTGGAGGTTCTGGCTCGACGGTGACTGCGTGGACCCGAAGTCGATGTAGCTGATCAGCGGACTCGTGCCGCTCACCCCGGTGTCGAGGTAGATGATGCAGTACCGCGCCGACAGGGTGACCGCCGAGTAGACGATGTTGGCGCACAGCAACGCCATCGTCTTGGTCAGCGCCGTGTACGGCGTGCTCTTGGTGCCCAGCACGACGCCGCCCGCGGTGTAGCCACCAGCGGTGCTCAGCTCGTTGGTGAGGTCGCTGCGGTACTTGTGCGTGTCCTGGTTCGGCGTGTACGAGGCGGAGCACAGCAGCGCCTTGACGGAGCCGCCGATGAAGGCCCACTCGCCGTTCACCATGGTGATCAGCGAGCTGCCATACACCTTGTGGATCATGGGTTACTTCCTTCCGGCGACGGTGCGCGTCTGCGAGGCGGTGGGGCCCAGCACGTCCTGGATGACCTTCTTGACGGCAGCGGTGTCCGTGCCGGTGATGTAGATCGTGTTCTGCGTCGAGCCCTGGTACGTGGTGCCAGCGGCCGTTGCCGCGATGGACCGACGCACCTCGTAGATGGTCGGCAGCTGGATCGCGCCGATGTTGAACTGGCCGGACAGCTGCTGCTGCGCGGCCTGCAACGCCGAGTCGACCTGGTTGAGCTCGTCGATCTGGTCGCGGGTCTTCTTGTGAACGGCCGTCAGCAGGTTGTGCTGGGCCTCCAGGTAGTTGATGTAGCTCTGGTAGCTGATCTGGTTCAGCTGGTACGCGGTCTGCTCGTCGGAGAACTTCTGCTCGAACGCCGTCTTCTCCTGCGCGGCCTGATCCTGCTTGAGCTGCAAGGCATCCGCGGTCGTGTTCGCCCCGCGCGCCCGGTCGTACGCCAGCTTGTTGCGGTCGGCGATCACCTTGTCCCGGGCCTGCACGAGCGGGTCCGTCACGTCGCCGCGCAGCGCCAGCGCCTGGTTGGCCAGGGTCTGCTCGGCGGTGGCCAGTTGGTACTGCGCGTCGTGCAGCGCCTTCAGGTCGTTGTAGAACTCGACGCTGCCCTTCTTGGCCGCACCGAGGTTGATCTGCGCGGCCCTCACCGCGGCCTGCGCCTCGGAGATCGCGTCCCCGGCGATGGCCGCAGCCGACGCCTTGGCCGCAGCGATCTGCGCCGCCGTGTCGCCGCCACCGCTGGGCTTCGGGAACTTCAGGTCCGACCCGCTCGGAGAGGCCACCCCGGCCGCGGTCTTGATGGCCGCCAGCCGGGCCAGCGCATCGTTGTACGCCTTGTCCGCAGCCTTCGCGCCCGGGGTGTTCGCCGCAGCGGTAGCCGGCGCGACGCCGAAGCCGGCCGCGTAGTTGGCCGCAAGCTGGGCCGCCTCCGCGCTCTTGGCGATGATGTCCTTCGCCGCGTCGTCGGCCGCCTTCGCCGCCTGCACCGCGGCCTCCGCGGAGCGCACCACCGAGGCGATGGTCGCCTTGTCCATGTTGGCGAACGCGGCGATGAGACCGTTTACGTCCTGGTTACCAGCGAGCGTTCCCACCAGCTGGCGCTCGACCTGAACGATGGCCGCCCGCGCCCGCGCCGTGTTGCCCTGCGTCGCCTTGATGTGCGCGATCAGCTGCTGCGCGTTGGACACCGCCTGCTGGTCGACCTGTGCCTGGGCCAGCGCCAGCCCGGCACGGGCCTGGTCGATGTCGGCGGCCTTCCCGCTGGCCAGCGCGATCTGCAGGGCGTGCTGGGCGGTCAGCAGCAGCTGGTTGCCCTGCCGGGTCTGCTCCACGAAGTTGGTCAGGGAGCCGATGCCGGAGATCGTGTCCTGCACGGCCTGCACGTAGCCGCCGCCACCGAACAGCGACGCGAGCTGGGTGTCGCTGATGCCCTTGCCGCTGGCGAGCGCGGCGAGCCCGGCCTGCAGGGTCGCGTACGTCTTGTCGATGTTGTCGTTGATCGTCTTGATGGCCGTCGGCAGCTGCGCCTTCGGGAACGTCGACTCGGCGAACTTGTCGGCCGCCGCCTTCATCGCCGCGATGGTGCTGGCGTTCAGCGGCGCACCGGCCGGCAGCGTCGAGGCAGCCTTGGTGATCGACTCGTTGACGCCAGCCTCGAACAGCTTCTGCGCCTGGGAGTTCTGGTCGTTCAGGCTGGGCGACTGCACCGACTGCGAGCCGGGGATGGCCGGGTTGCCGATGCCGTCGAAGGCGACCACCGGGCCACCGGGGATCGGCAGCCGCTCATTGAACAGCTTGTCGAAACCGGTCGCCGTCGCACCGCGAGCGAGCGCGTCGATGGTGCCCTTGTCGTTGACCAGTCGCTGCGCCGTGGTGCCCGCCGCACCGCCCAGCCCGAAGATCGCGTCGGTGAGCTGCTTCAGCATCTCCGCGCTGGACTGGCCCGAGCCGTGCAGCGAGGTGAACAGGCCCTGGAAGTCGACCTCGCCGTTGTTGGTGAACGCCGTGCCGGTGCCCCGTGCGGCTGCCGCGTCGGAGTACGCCTTGGACTGCGCCTCGGCGAACTTCTGCAGCTTGTCGAGGTCGGCGATCAGCTGGTCGTTCTCGACGCCCTTGCCGAACAGCGACGTGACGAAGCCGGTCGGCACCTCGGTCTTGGCGGTGGCGAACTTCGACGCCAGGTCCTTGTACGCCGCAGCGGAGTCCGCCGAGTCCAGCTGCTTGGCGGTGCCCGCGTCGGCAATCGCCTTGTTCGTCTTGTCGTTGATGTCCTTCCACGCGCCGAGCGCGATCAGCCCGACGATGGCCGGGGCGATGTACGGCACCAGCGTGGCCACCGCCCCGCCACCGGCCGCCACGCCCTCCAGGCCACCGGTGGCAGCGCCGATCTCGGAGGTGCCAATGACCGTTGACAGGTCGCCGCCCGCAGCTCCAGCGAGTCCCGCCGCCTCGCCACCGCCGCCGAGCAGCCCACCCAGCCCGAGCTTGCCGAGCACCTTGGAGCCACCGGCGCCGATGGACCCAAGCAGGCCGACGCCCTCACCCTTGCCGAGCAGCGCCAGCGCCACCGACAGCTCGACGACCGCCGCGGTGATCTGCTTGATCGGGCCGGGCATCTCGTTCCACAGCTGGAGCAGGTCATCGACGCCCTTGAGCAGCGGGTCCAGCTCCTGCAGGGCAACCCCGAAGATGACCCCGATGCCGGACGAGCCGATGTCCTTGTACAGCTCCTGGAAGTCACCGCCGATCTGGGTCAGCAGGCCCTTCAGGTCGGCCAGGCGGGCGATCTCCTGCTCCTGCGCCTTGCCCGCGTTGTCGGCGGTGGCGACCTGCTCGATCTGCTTGTACGTGTCGAGCACGGCCTGCACGGCCGGGGCCGCCCGGCCACCGCCCAGCTCGGAGACGACCGCCTGCTGCTGGGCCGCGGTCAGCTGCTCGAAGATGGGCTCGAACTGGCGCAGCTCGTCGGCGAACTTCTTGGTCGTGTCGACCCCGAAGCTGGCGAAGACCTGCTGGACGGCGTTGCCGCCCTCACGGCCCAGGAATCGCTGCAGCTCCCCGGCCGCGGCCTGACTGGTCTCCGACGTGCGCTGCACGATGGTGGCGACGGTGGCGGCCAGCTCCTCGGGCGAGAAGCCCTGCGCGGCGCCCACGTCGGAGATCTGGGCCAGGCCCGGCAGCACGTCGTTGGGGCCGGACAGCCCGAACGCCTGCGCGGCAGCGGTGGCCGCGTCCAGCACCCGGGTGGTGCCCTCGATCCCGAGGTTGTAGTTGGCCAGCACCGCGAGCACGTCGGCGCTGTTGGCCTGCGCCGTCTTCGGGTCACCGATCACGGCCAGCGTCGAGATGGTGCTCGCGCCGGCCAGCGCCGCCTGCGTCGGGTCGGCGGAGGGGAACGCCCGGCGGTACTGCGTGCCGGCCGCGACCGCCTCGGACGCCGCGATGCCGGCCCGGGTGCCGATCTGGCCCAGGCTGTTCGCCAGGTTGCCCGCGTCCACGTCGGTGCCCGCGAGCGCGATGCCCAGGTTCGTGACCGCGCGGTCGTAGTTGGCCGACGCCTCCACGCTGTCCTTGAACGTGGTCAGCAGCAGCTGGAACACCTGGTAGAAGGCGATGTACTTGAACGTGGTCCCGAGCTGGCCCAGGAAGCTGCCACCGGAGCTGTCCGACAGCCCAGAGAAGTTGCCGCCGCCCCGGCCGCGCCCGCCGCTGGACACGTCCTCGGCGGCCAGGATGTTCAGCTTGTCCTGGGCTGCGACCGCCGCGCTCTTGGACCGGATCAGCGTCTGGGTGGCCGCGTTGTCCTTGGACTGGATGTCGACGAAGGCTTCCTCGGTGGCCACCGCCGCCAGGGCGGCCTTGCCCAGCGCCGTGGTGTAGAGGATCAGCTGGGCGTCCGCGACGCCGCGCTCGTTGAGCAGCTGGATCGCGCGGGCCTCGGCGTCCTTCAAGCGGCTGTCCTGGCCGGCGACGAACCCGCCGATGCCGGCCGCAGAGCCGACCGCGTTGCCGGCGACGTTCGTGCCGATGTTCGGGGCCGCCGCGATGGACGCCTTGGCCGCGGCCCGCTCGCGCTCGATGGAGACCTGCGCCTCGACCTTGGCCAGCTCCGCGTTCGCGGCCGTCAGCAGGGTCACCGCTGCGGTCTGGGCCTCCGTGGCCTGTACGGCCGCCCCAGCGCCCAGCACGACCCGCTCGTAGGCGGTCGCCGCCTCGCCATTGGCAGCCTGCTGGGCGACCGCTGCGGCCTCCTGGGCGCCCACGTACGCCTCGACCTGGGTGATGAGGCTGCGCAGCGCCGAGGCTGCCCCAGCGGACCCGCTCTCGGCGGTGGCGAGGAACTCCTCCAGGAAGCCGGTGGCGGTGACCGCCCCGCTGGCGATCTCACCGAGGGTGGCGGCGACCGCGGCCCCGGCGGACGACCGGCTGCCCAGCAGCGCGAGCGCGGCGTCGAGGCGCTCGATGTCCGCGGCAGCCGTGCCGAGCGACGAGGCGTTGGCGGTTACGTTGATTTCGACGTTCTCGGCCACCCAGTCACCTCCTCGTCTCGGTGCCAACGGTCGTTGGCGTCTGCTCCGCTACCAGAACTTCGGCAGTTCCAGCTCGTTCTGCATCAGGGGCACTTCTTCGAGCGGTTCCTTGCCCGGCGTCTTGTACTTCTCGGCCCGGATCGCCTTCACGTCCTCCCACCACTGGGCTAGCCGGTCGTCGTTGCCGTACAGCTCCATCGGTGGCTGCTCGTCTTCGGGGACCTCCCAGTACCCCAAGATCAGAAGTGCTTCGTTGGCGGCGGTTACGAGATCCCAGCCGGCTCGACGGGGGTCTCCTCCGGGATAGAGGCTGTGGACTCCTCCACCGCTTCGCTTGGCTGCTCCAACGAGGCGGAGGAACTCGCCGGAGCGGCCATGAAACGGGCAACGTCCACGGGCATGTTCAGCTCGACGATGGCCTGCCGGATCAGCTGCCAGACCCGCTCGGGCAGCTGCGCCACCGCCTCCCGGTTCGCGCACACCCGCTGGTTGTGGTTGCACAGGTCGTGGTCCCACGTGTCGTCGCGCCTGGTCGCCTTGCACTCGCGGACGGCGTGGAAGACCTCGGTGCGCTGGTACTCGACGGTGAACGCAGTCAGCCCGCGCTGTTCCAGGTACGACTCCTCGTACTTGGCTTCCAGCTGGGCCCGGGAGGCGCCCAGCAGCACCGCCCTCTCCTCCTCGCGGGAGTCCGCAGCCATCTGCTGGACGTGCTCGGTGTACTCCACGGCCAACTTCGACATCAGCTTGACCTCGGGGTCGTCGGCCGGGCGCCCCACCAGCTCGCTGGACTGCTCGATCACCTCGACTCGCTCGGTCCAGTCCTTGTCGGAGCGGATGTCGCGGACCGCCTGCGCGACCCACTCGTTGGAGCGGGCCTCCAGCAGCGTGTGGATCAGCGCCTCGTCGGAGATGTCGTCCATCGAGGACCGGAACAGCACGTACTCCGGGGAGCCGATCTCCTTCAGCGCCAGCACCAGCCGGGCTCGCGCCACGCGGCCGTCCTGGCGGGCCTCCTCCATCTCGAAGGGGCTCAGCTTGTTGATCCAGACCGTGATGGTCTGCTCGCCCTTGGACAGCTCCAGGACCGTGCCCTCCTGAAAGAGGTCGGTCAGCCGGGCGAAGTCTGTGCTCATGGCTCTCCTGTCTCGGGTCCAGCCCCTTAGGGCAGCGGCCGAGCCCCCAGCTTCAAAGGGGCCCGGCCGCTCATCCAGTTCCAGTGGTGGTGCCAACGGCCGGTCGCACCCGGCCGTCGTCGAGATCAGCTGTCGGAGACCGTCAGGGCTCCGGTGTCGGACGTGAACTTCGCCGAGAAGTCCAGCTTCTGCAGGACCTTCGCGGAGTAGCCGGGCATGTCGAACCGTGCGTCCGGCACCATCAGCCGCTTGAGGATCCGGCCGTCGACCGGGTTCTTCAGGCAGATGTCCACGCGGATCGCGGGGGCCGAGGTGGCCGGCGCCGACTGCAGCGCGTCGGTGACACCCGCGAGCTGCTGCATCAGGGCCAGCATCTCCGCGGCGTCACGCGGCTTGAAGTCGATGGTGCCGGACACGTCGGGGACCTCGAAGTCCTGGTCGACGTAGTGGTAGTTGCCGAACTCCTCGTCCGGCTCCAGCGTCACCTTCCAGGTCAGGTCCACGCTCTGGACGCTGATCTTCTTGACGCTGTTGATGTACACGTCGATGTCGCGCCCACGGATCGCGGCCGGGCGGACGGTCGGCACGTACGTGGCGATGGCCGCCCCGTCGAGGTGGTTCTGGGTCAGCGCGGAGACGGTCAGCGTCTGCGCACCCACCGTCCCGGAGATGGCCGACACCTTGACCAGCTCGACCGTGCCCAGCCCGTCGTCGATGATGATCACGTCGCCGACGGCGTACAGCGCGGTCGCGTTGACCAGGAGGCTGGTGCCCGACACCGAGGTGGCCCCGGTGATGGTGCCCGCCGTGCCCGTGACAACCGCGTGGACCGTCTGCAGGAACGACTCGACCGTGGGCGAGGCGTACATGATGCGCAGCCGGTCGGTGGCCGCCAGAGCCCCGATGGTGTGGACCGTGGTCACCGCGGCCTCGGCGGTGACGCCGCCGTAGGTCTCGGTGTAGTCGGTGCCCAGGTTCAGCCGGCGGGTCTTGGTGCCCACCGACAGCGTGCGCCGGACGACGCCGCCCTCGGTGACCGCGTAGGCCGCGTGCGCCGTGACGATCTCCTGGCCGGTCGTGGTGACCGTGCCCGAGGCGCCCGTCGAGCCGACGTTCGCGTGGACGACCGCGTAGCTGATCGTGGTGGAGGCCACCGCGGTCACGACCAGGTTGGTCCCGTTGAACGTGGAGTCGACGCCGGCCACCGTGATGACGTGGCCGACCGCGATGCCGTGCGAGGAGCCCACCGTCAGCGTGGCGACGTTGGAGGTCAGCGCCTTGTTGGTGACCGTGGCCACCGCGGGCTGGCCGAGACCGGCCGCAGACTCGATGTACGTCGAGCCCGGGTTGTAGTAGATCGAGTCACCCTTCAGGGTGGCCGTCTGGCTGGCGTCGGTCTTGAGCCCGAACTTGTAGGCCATCGACTCCAGCAGGAGGTACGGGATGGCCACCGAGTCGACCGTGGCGTACGGGGAGGTCGCCGTCAGCCCGCCCTTGAACGCGCCCTTGATGTTCAGGGGCACGGCGGCGGAGAGGTCGTACGTGTGGGTGATCGTCGGGTCCTCGTCGAGCATCAGCGCCTCCAGGGCGCAGCTCACGTCGTAGGACTCCAGCGAGAAGGACAGGTCGGGAGTGTCCACGACCTGACCGACCGAGAGGTAGTTGCCGACCTCTCGGACCGTCTCGCGCTTGATGTTGACCTGGCCGGGACCGCCCGTCTGGATGCGGTTGATCAGGTACGTGTCGTTACCGACGTGGACGATGTTGCCAGCCTTGATCGCCATCTGTGGCCTCCTTGGAGGGGGTTTCGGCGGAGTCGGGGATCGAACTTGGCCCGGCTACTGCGGGAAGCGGTTTCGCGGGTCGAGGACCGCCCTCCTCAGCTGGCCGCTGGACACGCCCGGTCGGACGAGCACGAGGTTGGAGGCCACCAGCTCCTGGAGCCGGATGGCCAGCTCCCGATGGACCGCGGTGAGCCGCTCGGAGAAGGACCCGATGGCGTCGCTGGTCATGTCGTTGGCCAGCTTCTTCAGGTTGATGCTGGACAGCACCGAGACGGTCATGAAGTTCGGGATGTTGGCGACCCCGACCTTGTACTGCGGGGCGCTGCGGGTCTGGGCCTGCCGGACGATGGTCCCGAAGACCGCGTAGATGGCCTCCCGCTCCTGGGCCACCACGTCGAACTCCTTGAACGCCTTGGCGTACGCCTCGTGGGCCTCGATGGGCTTGGTGATGAGGCCCAGCGTCGAGGGGCCCGGGTTGCCCTTACCGACCTTGCCGGTGCGGCCGCCGAAGTGGGCGCCCTGGGCGCGCATCACCTCACGAGCGGCCCGCGCCGAGTGCAGGGCATCCTCGAAGGTCCGCATCGTGGCCGAGTACGGGATGAACTGCTGGCCGGAGCCCTCGCCGAAGGCGGTCAGCTCCTGGCCGTGCCGAGCGCCCCGACCGCCGCCGGCCCCGGCCCAGCCACCGCCCAGGAACCGGCCGACCATCACGTCGGAGCCGTACTCGATGGCCCGCCAGTACAGGTTGACCTTGGACGCCTCGGAGTCCAGGAACTCGTAGTTGCCGACGCCCCAGCTCAGCTGCTTGGCCCGGTTGGCCGAGCCCGAGCGCGGGCCGGTGCCGGTGGTGAACGACCCAGCGTTCGCCATCAGCCCTCCCTCAGCTCGCGCAGCATCCGGGTCTCGTTGGCCAGCTCACCGAGGGCCTCGATGACCGCCTCGTTCAGCGTGGTGTCGCTGTCCTCGATGGCGGCCTTCAGGCTGTCCAGCACGAAGTCGTGGTAGACCCCGACGGACTGCAGCAGCTTGTTCCTGAAGGCGGTGCGAACGTCCGCTGGCAGGTGCGGGTACACGTCCCGCTCGACCATGGCCATGACCGAGCCGACGAGCCGCTTGCGCTGCTCGACCGCCACCTTCTGCGCGTAGCTGCCTGCGCTCACGAGTGCTCGTGCCCCGTCCACTGGAGCTCCGCGGTGACGTGCAGCGTCATCCAGGTCTTCTGGAACTCCTGGTTGAGCGGGCGGTCCATCTCGATGTCCTGGTACTCGATCAGCGCGGTCGTGCCCACCGCGGGGTTGACCGAGTAGTCCTTGAGCACCTGGAAGCGGCTGGTCACCGGGCTGTCCAGCTTGCCGGTCAGGATCGCGCGCACGTCGGCGGCGATGGCCTTGGCCATGCCGATGTTCTCGCCGAACACGTCCACGAAGATGACCTGCTTGGTCAGGTGTAGACCGCCACCGGACGCACCCAGCTCGCCAGGCTCGTCGTCGAGGGTCTTGCCCTCCACGATGGACACGGTGTTCGGCGCGATGGCCTTCTCCAGGTCGGGCAGGTCGTCGACGATCTGCACCGGGTACTGCGCGCCGTACGGCAGCGAGCCGGCCGTCAGGAACCAGCCCAGCGTGGTCAGGCTGGCCGTCACGTAGTCGATGGTCGTCTGGATGACCATGCGCTCCTGGCCGCGGATGTAGCTCATCCCTCATCCTCCGAGACGCAGCGGACGCGCCAGATGCCCACATCCACCAGGCCCTGGCCCGGCTCCGTGCTGCGGTAGAAGAACTTCTGGCCGGTGATGACGACGAACTCGAAGCCCCGCACGGTCGCGTAGTCCTCGTCGAGCAGCGTCAGCACCACGGTCGCCGGGTCGATGATCCCGAGCGCCGCAATCTTCCCGGTGCCATCGGCGTACTCGATGGCGCACGGCACCTGGTGCGTCTGGCGCGCGGACCTGGTGGGCTGCACCGTCGGGTCGAACGGCACCTTGGAGCCGTCCAGGTTGTGGCCGGTGGCGGTGACGGTCTGCGGCATGAAGAAGGTCGGCCGCTCGGACGCCGTGATGGGCAGCCCCACCTGCATGGCCAGACGGAGCCCAGCGCGCACGGCAGCAGCGTCGAAGCCCGAGATCCCAGGGTTCGCCATCTACCTCACCGCCTCGCGTCGTCGCACGTCTCAGAACAGAAGGCCAGTCATCGAGCCGCCGAGGCCGCCGATCTCGTAGCCGAAGAACCCGCCGAACTCGCCCCACATCCCCAGCGGGAAGTAGCCCTGGCTGCGGATCAGGTAGCCGTCGGTGACGTGGACCGCGTTCTGCGCCCGGCCGATCCGCAGGATCTGGTCGAGCAGCTGCTGCTTGCGCGCCTGGATGTCCTTGAGCAGCTGGGTGATCGCGCCGGCGCTGTTCTCCGTCGCGTACTCCACGCCGCCAGCCTTGTACAGCGTCTTGGTGTTCAGGTTGCGGAGCTTGCTGCGCAGGATGCGCTCGCCCGCGTAGATGACCACCAGCTGCTGTGCGGCGATGCTCAGGTCCTTGTCGGTCTCCACCGTCACCAGGTCGAGAGTGACCGTGCCGAAGAAGCCGTCGAGCTGGGCCTGGCCGAAGGCATCCGCGAGTCCGCCGAGCAGCTCGCCGTCGTCGGAGGACGGGAAGTCGGCGTCGAACTCACCGGGTCCTGACACCTCGCGCTTGAGCGCCGGGATCAGCGGAGCGAGTGTGGTCATGGCTTCCTCATCGGCTCGGGACGGCAGGGAACTGGTGGCGCAAGTTCTGCGCCATCAGGCGTTCCCGAGGTCGGCGTGGATGTTGATGATGAAGTAGCTGTCGTTCGGGAACGTCTCCCGCTTACCGCTCGCCCAGACCACCTCGAACTCGCCCTGGAACTTCCCGGCCGTGTCGGTGTCGGTGCCCTGCCAGGTGTACGTGACCTGCCCGGTGTCGACCGACTGGTCCACCGCGCGCACCGCCAGCGCCGAGACCTTCAGTCCGCTGATCGCGTTCTTCATGTAGAAGTGGATCAACGTGGCCGTGGTCAGGTCGACGTTGGACACCACGCCCGTGATCGGGTCGGTGCTGGTCAGGGTCGCCTGGAGCTGCGGAAGCAGGTCGTTCTGCTTCATGTGGACGGTCTGGACGGTCATCGCAGCCTCTCAGCGAGTCATCGTGTCGATGGGGTCGATATCGGCGCCGAGCGTGGGCGATGCGAGCAGCACGCTCGTGGTGGTCACGCCGAGCACCACGCCCGTGGTGGTGACGCCAACCAGGGCGCCGGCCTCCTCGATCTCCGGATCCTTGATGGACGGCACGTACACCGGGGTGGGCGTGCTGGTGCCGACCGCGAACGAGTCCGACGTGGTGCGCGACGCGGCGGTGTGCGAGGAGACCGAGGCGGCTCCCACGGCGGTGTCGGCCGTCGTCCGGGCGAACGCCTGGGAAGCCCGAGTCGCCGCCTCACTGACCGGGACCGACTCCCCAGTCGACCTGAAGTCATGCTGCGAACGAGCGTTGGCATCCGAGACCGGCACGCTGTCCGAGCTCGTGCGAGCGAAGACCTCGGCCGAGCGGGTCGCCGACTCGACGACGGCCACGCTGTCCGAGGTGGACCGGGCGAAGACCTGCGCGGTGCGGGCCAGGCTCTCGCTGACGGGCACCGAAGCGGCCACCGCGCGGGGCAGGACGACGATCCGGGCCACCGACTCGCTGGTGCTGATCGAGTCCGACGCGGTGCGCGTGAGGTGCAGGTTGCCGCCGATGACGCCGGAGGCCACGTCGGAGACCGTGGCGTTGTCCGAGGTAGTACGGGACTGGGCGACCACGCGGGTGGTGGTGTCCGAGACGGACACGGCGTCCGACGGGGCGCGAGCCTGCAGCAGCGACCGGGCAACCGTCTCGGAGACCGTGGCAGTCTCGGAGGCCGTGCGCGAGTAGTTGTCAGCGGAGCGGACCGCGGCCTCGCTGACCACCACGGAGTCGGCCGTGGTGCGGGCCACCGTGACGTGGCTGGACAGCGCCTCGGAGACCACCACCGAGTCACTCGTGGTGCGGCTGAACACCTGTGCAGTACGGGCCAGGCTCTCGCTGACGGGCACGCTGTCGGCGGTCGTGCGGGCGTACACCTCGGCGGAGCGCACCGCCGTCTCGCTGACCGTGGCGTTGTCGCTGGTCGAGGCGAACCGGCCGACGTTGGCGACCGCCCGCTCCTTGGCGGCCTGGGTCAACGTCAGCGACACCACCACCGATTCTGTCTGCACCGACGGGGTGGAGAAGGTCGGACCCTGCGAGATCGTCTTCTGGCCGGACAGCTGCTTGCTGGCGATGAAGATCTCGATGTTCTTGTTCGCGCCCGCGTTCGAGGTGCATTGGTCGAACAGCGTGCTGTAGCCGGTCGGTGGCGTGCTCGTGTACGTCTGGGCGTTCGTGGTGGAGACCAGGAACGCGATCTCCAGCAGCAGCGCGTTGTCAGTGACCGGGGTGACCGCGGGCACCGTGTTCGTGGACTGCAGCGAGGTCTGGTTGCTGACCGCGCTCACCGCGTCCAGGTCGCCGTCGCTGGTGAAGATCACGCCGATCTGCACCCGGCTCTGGCCGATGTCGACGGTGACCGTGGAGCCAGCCTCGCCCACCCCGAGCAGCGCGTCCCGCTCGAAGATGGCGCAGCTGAGGATGTTGCCGTTGTACGCAGCGGGAACCAGGATCGGCCGCCACCCGGTCGGAACGGGAATGGCGACGCCACCGTTCTCGCCGAACGCCATGTACACCCGGTCGTTGACCCGGGCCCCGGCCGGAATGGTCATCACGATGGGGTGGCTGTTGCCGGTGCCGCTGGTAATCCAGCCAGCCGCGCCCATGATGATCGTCGCGTTGGCTGGAACGGCCGCGATGGAGCCCACCGCGTCCGACGTAGTGCGCGCGAGGACCACAGAGCGCGCCACCGAGTCGCTGACCGTCGCGTCGTCAGAAGTGGTGCGCGTGAGCTGCTGCCCGGCCGCCTGTGCGGCGAACGGGTACTCGGAGAAGGCGCTATCGCCGCCGAAGGCCACGGCTCACCAGCTCGTCATCAGCACGAGGCCGTCGCCGCCGGAGCCACCGGTCCCGCCGGTGACACCCCCGCCACCGCCGCCACCGCCGGAGCCGACGGCACCGTTTCCACCACGGCCGCCAACGGTCGCTGCCGCGCCGCCCGTGCCACCGCCTGAGCCGCCGTAGGACATGAACGGGCGGTCCAGCAGCAGTCCGCCCGCCCCGGGCCCAGGGTTGCCGCCACCCGCGCCGCCGGTGACCGTCGGGAAGATGCCCGCCCCGGTCTGGTCGCCGCCCGCGAACTCGGTGTTGCCGGTGGGCGTGGTGCCGCCGCCCGCACCGCCGTTCAGCTGGTGCGTGGTGGCGATGGTGTTGTTGAGCCCGGCCGCACCGGTGCTCGCGCCGGACGCCGCACCGATCTTCCCGGCGATGAAGTTGGCCATGCCGAAGGCGGCCATCGGGCAGTTCGCCAGCGTGGCGATGGTGCCGGCCGAGCCACCAGCGTTGGAGCCGGTCGTGCCGGCCGCCCCGCCGCCGGCCACCGCGTTCCCGGTCTTGACCAGCACGTCGAGCGAGGTGGACGGCTGGAAGCTGACCAGGCTGAAGTCGCCCGAGGAGCCCGGGTTACCCGGCGTGCCACCGGCGCCGCCCCGGCCGACGAAGACGTACAGGATGTCGGGCACCAGGTAGAGCGGGATGAGCAGGCGCATGATGGCGCCCGAGCCGCCCCCGCCGCCGCCGCCTCGCGCGTTGCCGATGGCGTTGGTCTTGCCGCCGCCCCCGCCGCCGGCCGAGCCGAAGGCGACGATGTACAGCATCGTGTCGCCGCGACGCTTGTGCCAGGTGTCCCAGATCGGTCCGGCGCGGAAGACCTGCGTGTCCCCAGGAGCTGGCGGCGGGAAGCCGAAGTGGTCCTGGTACATGCTCGTCCTATCGGCTCGGCGGAAGGGTCATCTGGCTACCAGCTGACGATGGTGACCAGGCCGTCGCCTCCGGCCCCACCGCCACCGCCGGTCACGCCACCGCCTCCACCGCCACCGCCACCGCCGTACCCCGCGGCGTCTGCACCCTTGCCACCGACCTGACCGGCGGCCCCGCCGGTGCCACCACCGACGCCGCCGTAGGAGGCCCACCCACCGACCCCGTTGTTCGGCGGGCCCATGGTGCCGTCGCCCGGGTTGCCACCAGACGCGCCGCCAGCGACCGTTGGCAGCGTGAAGCCGGAGCCGGTCTGGGCCCCGCCGGCGAACTGGCTGTTGGCCGCCGGCGTGGTCCCGCCACCCGAGCCGGACTGGATCGGGTACGTCGCCGCGTTCCACGTGATCGCGGTGCCCGCCCCGCCGCCGACCACCCCGCCGATGGCCCCCGCCCGCCCGGCCGCGAACTCCACGATGCCCAGGTTCGCCAGCAGGCACAGCGCGATGGTGGAGATGGTCTCCGCCGCCCCGCCAGCCGCCGAGCCGCCCGTGGAGCCCGCCGTGGCCGCCGTAGCTGCCGCCGCGCCGGACTGCAGCAGGATGTTGGTCGCGGTGGTGTTCGGGGCCACGCTGACGTAGCTGAGACTGCCCGGGTTCCCCGCGGCAACCGCGGCGACCGCGGCCCCGCCCTTGCCCACGTTGATGAACAGCGTGTCGGGCAGGAAGAAGACCGGGATGAGCAGCCGGGCGACCGCTCCGCTGCCACCACCGCCACCGCCACCGCGGACCGAGCCGGTCGCACCGGTCATGCCGCCCGCACCAGAGCCGCCCGCGCCCAGGCAGGTGATCATGCACATGGTGTCGCCGCGTCGGCGCTGCCACTGTTGCCAGACCTGGGTGCCCGGCGCCTGCGCCTTGAACACCTGCAGGTCGCTGGCGCCGAGGTTGAACGGCGGTGCGTCCATCGCGTCGAGGAACATCAGCTCACCAGGCAATCATTATCGTGAGCCCGTCGCCGCCCTTGCCGCCCTTGCCGCCCGTGATGCCGCCGCCACCGCCGCCACCACCGCCGCCCGGGTACCCACCGTCCTGACCGTCGCCGCCGGTCCCAGCGCCCGCTGAGCCGCCACCCGTGCCGCCGTAGACGACCAGGGAGCCGTTGAAGTAGGCCGGGGACCCGTCGCCCTTGCCGCCACCGGCCGTGCCGCCTGCCGTGCTGGGGAACAGGCCCGCGCCGGTGAAGCCGCCGCCGGCGAAGTCGTTGTTGCCAGCGGGCGTTGTCGCCCCGCCAGCGCCGCCGAAGATCCGGTACGGCGACGCACCGGCGATGGTGAGGCCCGTGCCCGCACCGCCACCGACCACACCGCCCGCGCCGCCGTTCCCGCCAGCCAGGAAGCTGCGGATGCCCATCACCGCCCAGCCGCCGTTGGCGTTGGAAGCGCCCGCACCCGAGCCACCGGACGCCGAGCCGCCCGTAGAGCCGGCCGTACCCCCGGCGCCGAGGAAGCCGGCCTGGCCACCGAGCACGATGTCGCTTCCCGCCGGAGCCGCGGGCGTCACGTTGTTGGTCAACACCAGCGACTGGATGCTGCCTGCCGAGCCGTTCACCGTCGCCGCGCCACCCGCGCCACCACGGGGCACCGACAGGTACAGCACGTCAGGCAGGTAGTACAGCGGGATGATCGCCTGGATGATCGCGCCGCCGCCGCCGCCACCGCCACCACCGCGCACCGTCGCCGTCAGGCCGGTCATCCCACCGCCGCCACCGCCACCAGCGGTGAACAGCACGATGTGCAGCATCTGCGCGCCGCGGGGCTTGCGCCACGTCTGCGCGTTGGCCCCGGCCTTGAACAGCTGCACGTCCGCCCGGGACTGGCCGAGAACGTCCAGGTAGTCCTCGAACACGGCGGCTCAGTAGTCGCCGTAGAAGGCGATGAACTGCCAGCCGGTGTTGGCAGCTGCGGCGTGGTGCATCGACACCAGCAGGCTGATCGTGGACGGGATGTAGAAGCCGCACGGGATCTCGATGAAGTTCGTCGCCGTGGTCGCCTGGTCAGCGGTCTGGGCCGGGCAGGCCGCCTCCGCGAACAGCGAGGTGTCAGCGGCCGTTGTCGTCGAGGAGGTCTGCGTCGACAGGTACAGCCGCGCGACGGTCGGGGTGGTCGCGGTGCCCGCGGCCGAGGCGTACGGGGACAGCCGCACCCGGTTCAGGAACGATCCGTTGGTGCCGCCGGTGAACACCAGCAGGATGTCGGTGCCGATGGTGCCCGCGCCGTCGGACTTGGTGTTCGCCGTCGTCGAGGAGGTCCACGCCTTGCGACCGATCTTCGGCGTCAGAGTGAAGATCGGGCTCTGGTTGGCGGCCATGCTCAGCTCCTAGTTTCCGGCCCAGCCGAGGGCGGTTGCGACGGCTACGCCTTGGGTCATGGCCTGCTTGGCCGGCATCGTGAGGAAGACGGTCGTGGTGCCAGCCGCGATGTTCACCAGCGCGTTCGCGTTCGAGCTGGAGAACACCGTGTCCCTGCTCAGGTGCGTGCCGCTGGCCGTGTACGTGCCGATGCCGGTCTCCCACGCGCCCGAGGAGTCGACCAGGGCGTACCAACACACGTCCCCGTCGGCCATCACCGACCCGAAGGTCTGGAAGCCCGCGGGCGCGCTGTTAGCCAGCGTCAGGGTGCCGGTCCCGGTTGTGGTCGACGTGTCCTTCACCCGGTCGGCCAGGATCAGCGCCATGGTCAGATCGTGACCGTCTCCGTCACGGTGAGCTGGTCACCTGAGGCGGTCAGCGTGGCGGTCGCCGAGAGCAGCGTCTCGTAGACCAGGTTGCCGGTGGAGGCCGCGTCGAACACGCCCATCTTGGCGATGGTGACCGGCAGGGAGTCCGAGCCGTTCGCCGTGTACGTGATGGTCAGCGTGTACGTGCTCGCCGAGCCGGTGTGTGCGTACGTGGCCACGGCGCGGATCAGGCCACCGCCGCCGGTGGCGATCTCCGCGGTCAGCGTGGTGTCCGAGGCGGACGCCGCCGAGGCGTTGGCCGTCAGGGCCATCCACTTCGCCACCGCTGTCGCCGACGCCGTGCCGCCCGAGAGCTGCTTGGCGATGAAGTCCAGGCCCGCGTTGGTCACCAGCGCGGTGATCTCGCCCGGGTCCGGCTGCCGGATGTTGAAGTACGCCTCCAGGAGCGCCTTCACCAAGGCCGCGCGAGCCGGGTCGTCGCCGTCGTTCTCGATGACCACCCAGGTGCCCGGGTCGGCGGAGTGCTTGCCCCACAGCTGCTTGATGGTCGGCAGCAGGTGGTCGATGGGCGACTCGTGCGGCCACTCGATGACCGTGTTGTTGCCCAGCTCCAGCGGCACCCGGTGGATGTCCGGCTCGCCGTCCGGGGTCGAGATGACCTCGCCACCGCGGACCTGGAGACGGTACTGGTCCCCGAGGTTCTCCGGGTCGTGGTCGAACAGCTCGTGCGGCGACGAGTTGCCGACGGTGATGCGGATGTGCGGCACGGTCTCGGTCATCAGGCGGTCCTCCCTGGAGCGGTCTGATCAGGTCATCGGCTGCAGGGGTGGGGTATCTGCGGGGGGCCGCGGCTCGGTCGCGGTCGGGCGCCTGCATCGCCCAGGTGCGGCAGCCAGCGGCCCCCCGCAGGTCTCAGCCGGGGAGCAGCCCGCCTGACAGCAGCTGGGCCTGGTCGAGGTCCTGCGCCCCGCCCTTGCCGTACCGCTCGCGGATCAGCTCCTCCAAGGTCTCGATCTGCTTGTGGGAGGCGTCCATCGCCGAGCCGATGTCCAGCAGCCGGCGCAGGTTGATCTCGCCGAGCGGGCGGATGGCGTTCTCGAACACCGCGCCGTGCTGGTCGAAGATCAGCGTCAGGTCGGCGGCCGACAGCGCCTGGTCGGAGGCGGTGTCCTCGTCGGCCTGCTGGTCGGCGTCGCAGCGGATCAGCATCCCGTTGGTGAACGGGTCGTTGATCGAGTCCTGGATGCGCTCCTGGTTCATCACCCGGTCGGCGTCGGAGATGCGGAACTGGTGGCCGACCTTGTTCGGGCCCAGCGCCAGGTCGGCGTCCATCGACTGGCCGTGCCGGTTGTGGGTGGTGACCTGCAGGTAGATCGTGCCGGGGATCTGGACCTCCCAGATCTCCTCGTGGTCGTTGCGGGGCTTCAGCTTCGTGCTGGCCATCGGGTCTCCTCGGTGTGCCCTTTGCAGGGGGCGGCAGGTGCAGTACCGAGGTCTTCGGCGGCTAGGGCGCCGGATCTTCGTCGAACATCTCCTGGAGGTAGTCGGCGGTCTCCTCCTCGGAGAAGATGCCGCCCAGGGTGATCAGCGCCTTGCGGCACAGGTCTTCGAGGATCTCGGGGTGGTAGGGGCCCGGGACGGAGATCTCGGCGGTGGACTCCACGCCGTTCTCGACCTTGCTCAGGTACACCCGCATGATCTTGGACGGGTCATCCGGGTCGAACTCACGTTCCTCGCCGCTCATACCGGCCTCCCGAGGGAGATATCGGCCGGGCGGGGCCCGAACAAACGGAGAGGGCCCCTGCCTAAGACCACAAGGCAGGGACCCTCTCGACCCCAGGAGGGGTGCGGCCGAGGCTAGACCTCGGTCACCGAGCTGTCGACGATCCGGCGCGCCTGCTCCGGGTGGTGGATGAGCCCACCGATGTCCTTCCGCGCCTTGTAGTGGCGGTAGTCCACGGTGTTCTCCTCCCAGCTCTTGGTCTGGAGGCCGCCGTACATGGCGAACTTGCCGACGGTCCCGCCGAACACCCACAGCTCGTTCGCCGGGATGTAGGGGAGCGCGTTCTCGTCGGTGTAGTTGATCACCTGCACGACGTTCGCGCCGCGGTAGACGCCGAGGCGCCCCTTGGCACGAATCTCCGACGTGGCCTCAGGGTCGAACCCGAGGTTGAAGTCCGAGATCTGGTCGACCATGGACGCCCGGCCGATGATCGTGACAGGCACGGGGCCCATCCCGTTCGGCTTGATGGCGTCCTTCACCTGGCGGATCGCCGTGTCCAGCTGCGCCTTCGTGAGCCCGGTGCTGGCCACGTAGTACGAGCTGGAGCTGGGGATGGCCTCCTGGAGGAGGTTGAACATGCGCCGGTTGACCTCGGCCTCCAGCCGGGCAGCGCCCAGCGTCACGAGGTCCTCGATGCTCTCGGCGAAGTTCATCCGCAGCTTGTCGGCGAACTCGGAGACGTGGAAGCCGATGGTGTCGCGCGGCAGCTCCCAGATCTCCGACTTGAGCTGGCTCTCCTCGATGTAGCCGCCCCGCGAGGTGTAGAACACCTTGAGGCCGCGACGCTCGCGGAGGATCACCCGGTCGAACTCGCCGACGTTCTGCACGTCGAAGTACGAGCCGAACAGGTTCTCGAACGTGAACTGGTAGTCCACGATGCTGTTGATGTCGGCTGCCACCTGACGGTGGAAGTCCGGGTCGTCCCAGCGGGTCCGCGCGGCCTCGTTGAGCTCCGCAGCGGCCTTCTGGTACGCCTCGACGCCCTCGCCAGAGGCGCCCCAGGGGTTCATCGCGGCCCGCGTGCGGGCCAGGTCGTTGATGACGGTCATGTCGGTGCCTCCCTTCTAGCGAACGAGGACGGCTTCGAGGTAGTCCACGCCGTTGGACAGCGTGACCCGAAGCATCGAGTCGGAGACTCCCGAGCCGGACTTGGCGTACTGCGTGCCGGTCCAGGTCAGGTAGTCGTTGACAGCGGGCGGGGTCGAGAAGTCGACCATCGTGACCGCCGAAACCACTCGGCCGTCCGCCCTGGTCTGGGCCGCGGTGTTCTTGAACCACACCTTGGTGCCCGCGCCGGACGCGATGACCGCGAGCCGGTTGTTGCGGGCCAGACCCAGGTAGAAGGAGTCGATGGTGCTCGGCGCGTACACCGAGCGGTCCCAGATCTCCTCCTGCACGAGCAGGCCGTTGGTGCCGCCCTCGCCGACCGCGCCGGAAGTGGCGGCCTTGAGGTAGCCGGCCGACGCGCTGTCGAACATGACCAGCGAGCCGAGACGGAAGGTGCCCGTCGCCGGAACCTTCAGCCTGCCCTCGCTGACGCGCGTGGACTCGTCGCTCCGGCGGAAGCCGAAGTTGAGGCCGTAGTCAGATGCCATGGTTGGACCCTCCCCTCTACTGCTTGCCGGCCATCGCGCGACGGGCTCCGAGGAGACCCATCACCGACCCGGTGGTGGCGGCGTCGCCCTCTGCGGGGCTCTTGCCCTGGAAGGCGGCCGACTCGCGCGGCACGCCCGTGGGTGCGGCCGGCGGAGGCGTGGAGCCCTCGGTCGGCTTGGCAGCGGCGGTCTCGCGGACCGTCTCCACCATCTCGTCGAACGCCTCGTCGCTCATCGCCACGATGCGGTCCGCGCGCTCGGCCTCGACCGTGAGACCCGGAGCGACCTCGGCCAGCTTGGCGAGGCGCTCGGTGCGCTTCGCCTCCTGGGCCTTCTGCGCTTCGAGACCCGCCACGAACTCGTCGTGGGCGGTCTTGGTCGTGGCGGCAAGCTCCTCCGCGGCGGTGGCGCGGGCAAGAGCCGCGTCCCGCTCGGTCTCGGCCGCGGTGAGGCGCTCGGTGAGCGTCTCCTTCTCCGCAACCACGGCTGCCGTCTCACGCTGAACTGCGTCGGAGACGAGCGCGTACGCCTCACCCTCGGTGAAGGTGCGCGGCTCGGCCATCTGCCCTCCTCGGCATGGAACGGCCGGAGGACTCCGGCCTGTGCCGGGCATATCGGCACTAGGGAGCCGCAACTGACGTGCGAACGGCCGTTGGCACCCACTGGAGATGCCAACGGCCGTCGGGCCGCAGGGCGCTAGCCGCGGATGGGCAGATCGGTGGCGGGCAGCGAGCCCACAGAGCCACCGATGTCGAGCTGGTTGATCTCCACGAACGGGAACTGCTGCGGGGTGCTCGCGGTGCCCTTGAAGGCGGGGTTCGGGTCGCCGTCGGTCGGGATGTTGTGCGGGGCGGTCTTGATGTCGGTGACCGCGCTGGAGTAGTCGTCCTGGGGCATGTCGTCCTTCTCTCAGCCGGTGATGCCGGGGTCGGTGTTGGGCAGCTGCTGGTCGTCCCGCGCCGGCAGCAGCGGGTCGCCGGCCCTGAAGGCGCCGAAGTCGGCCGGCTCGTCCGGCGTCTCCTCGAACGCGGTGTCGACGGTCGTTGGCGCCGCCGGGAAGATGTCCTGCGGGTCCGGCATCAGCCCATGCCCCCGGTGTCGGTGTTCGGCAGCGCCTGGTTGGCGGCCGGCTGCTGGGGCAGGACCGCCTCGGGCACCACGAACGCGGCGTCGTAGGCGAGGTTGGACTCGACCGTGCCGCGCAGCGGCCCGATCCGGGTGATGGTGCCGGACGCGGCTGCCGTGCCCACGTCTGCGGCGTAGATCCGGAAGCTGATCGTGGTGCCGGTCAGCGACTTGATCACGTACGTGCCGTTGAACCCGGACAGGCCGGAGACGGTCACCAGGTCACCCACGGCCAGGCCGGTGGTGGCCGCCATGGTCAGCGTGCCCACGAAGCTGGCGAGCAGCTTGTTCGTGATCGTGTACGGCCCGCCCACCACGTCGGCGTGGGTCTTGGCGAAGGACACGCTGGTGCTGGTCACGGCCGTCAGCGTCTGCACGCCGTCGTAGATCGCGTCGCCGATGTTGACCAGCACCGAGTCGCCGACGGCGAACGGGTGCGCGCCGACCACGAGCAGGGCGACGTTGCTGGTCAAGGACTTCTCGGACACGGCCACGATGTGACCGGGCGAGACGCCGCCGTTGGACCCGGCCGGGCCGAACGCCGGGTTCAGCTCGCCGAGCGTGGTGTTGTTGGGGTCCGGGACCGGGAACGGGCTCGGTGCGGGCATGGCTACTCTCCTGTCCCGATCAGCTGGGCCACCAGCAGCTCGGCTTCTGAGGTGGTCAGGTCGCCGAAGGCGGCTGCCTGTCGTTCGGCCAACGCGGCCGCCTGCTTCATCACCCGTGCATCGGCATTTGCCCACCCGGGCCGTACTGGCGGGACGATCATGGCCCCGCCGCCGAACACCGGGTCCACGAACCGGCGCGGTGCGCCGCCCAGCATGTGCTCGCAGCGCGAGGTCTGCCGCGTCATGTAGTCGCGGTACGGGAGCACCACACCACAGTCACCCGACAGGCACGCGACCTCCCGGCTGATGCACTCCATCGAGTACCAGAGCTTCTGGTCCTCCGACGCCTTCTGCACCGCGCGGGCCCGCTCCGGGTAGATGAAGCCCCACACCGCGGCGAGCGCGACGATGTGACTGCCCACGTCGGAGGCGGCCTGGCGCTCGACCTTGACCAGCTCGGTCGCCGCGATGCAGCCGATGATCTCCTTCTCCTGGTGGTTCCAGTTGATCGGCCCGTGCGCAACCGACGGCTGGCCGACCTCCAGGTCAGCGGTGGACCAGTACGCCGCGTTGCGGTTCGGCCGGTCCGCCTCGACGTAGCGCCCCGTCACCCACAGGTTGTAGGGGTTGGCCGCGCTCGCCCGCTGGAAGCCGGCGGCGATCTCCCGGGGCAGCGACGACACGTCGAAGCCGGTGGACCCGGGCGCCGCGAAGACCAGCTTCTGACCGATCTCGGAGACGAAGGCGACCTGGGCAGCCACCCGCACCGGCTCATCGTCGGAGTCCGGGTTGGGCATCCCGAGGGCGGCAGCCAGCAGCGGCTGGGCCTGGTCGAGCGCCTCGTCGGCGATGGCCATCAGGGCCAGGGCGCGCTGCGCCTGGTCGTAGGCGGAGCCGTCGGAGAGGTCGGCCTGCTGCCTCGGCTGGGTGCGAACGGGCGTTCGCGTGTGCAGTTCGTCCGAGCTCGGCAGCCCACAGCCCAGCCCGCAGCCGTCGTGGCCGTCCATCGGCTCGAACCGATGCGCGGACAGCTCCGCCAGCTGCGGCCCGGCGCCGAACGGTGAGCCCCCGGCGCCCACCGCAGTCTGCCCGGCACCCCAGATGCCCGAGTTCGAGCTGGACGGGACCATCCCGGCGGGCATCCCGACCACGTGGATGCCGTTGCCGAGGTTCTCCCCGCAGCCCTGGCACAGCACCCGGTTCGTGATCATGTTCACGTTCGGGGTGTAGGCGTGGGAGCGCACCGGCATCGACGGGTTCGGGTTCTTGTCGGACGCCTCGGTGCGGTACGTGCTCTCCCCGAACCGCTGCGGGTTGCGGGGCGGGTTGACGTGGACCGGATCGTTGGCCGTCCGGTCGCACAGCGAGCAGTCGGGCATCCCCTCGGGCCAGATGAAGCCGTGCGGCGGGACAGCAGCGGCCTTCTGCTTCGGGGCCACCTTGTCGGCGGGCATCTCCAGCCCGTGCTTGGCGACCTGCGCGCGGATGTGCGAGACCACCTCGGCCTCGGAGTACGTCTTGCTGGACCCGCGCAGGTCCCAGGCCGCCTTGGCCTGCTTCTGGTTGGTGATCGGGTACGTCCCGTTCGCCATCCGGTCCTTGGTGTCCATCAGGTGGAACCGCCCTTCGAGGTGCTCGTGGTGCCCTTGGCGGTTCGACGAGTCGCCGCGGTCTTCTTGGCCGTGCCGCCGCCAGCCGGCCGACCGCCCTGCCGGCCCGCGCCGGCCTGCGCCACCGGGGGAGCGCCCTTCGCTGCGCCAGCCGCCGTGGCCTCGGCCGTCTGCCCAGCGGCAGCAGCGGTCTCCTCGGCGGTCGGGTTGCCGGACGCGGCGCCGGTGTTCCCGCCCACGCCGGGCGAGCCGTGCGGCACCATCGTCTGGAAGATGTCGTCCATGCCGTTCTCGTCCTCGAACGTACGGCGCATCGCCTCGACCTGCTGGTCGAACCCGAACACCTCCAGCGTCGTGGCGCGGGACAGCTCGTTCATGCTGCGCAGCTGGATGATGCTGGCCAGCCAGCCGGTGTCGTCGTCGAGCTGGATGCGGCCCGGCAGGAACGTCAGCTTGGGCGGCTCACCCTGGAACTTGCCCTTGTTCTTGGGGTCGTCCCACATGGCCTTGGCGACGTGACGCTCCAGGTACCGCTTGATCATGTGGCGGCGGCCCTCCATCGTGCGGGCCACCGCGCGGCCCAGCTTGAGGGAGTCGTCGCCGCGCTGACCAGAGCGGCTGCCAACGGCCGTCAGCGTGTTCAGCAGCCGCGCGATGATGCGGTTGTCGAGCACGTCGTACTTCTCCGGCGACAGCGACAGGTCCGTCTTCGGCGTGATGATCTCGATGGTCAGTCGGTGGTCGGCGAAGATGACCGGGAGCTTGGCGATGTAGTTGAAGTTCTGCTGGAGGTTGGTGATCTCCTCCGGGTACGCCGGGTCGTCCTTGTCGCCCTTCTTGACCAGCAGGATGTAGTTGGCCGCGCCGATCAGCTGCACGCGGTCGGCCTCCATCAGCTGCTGCTTGAGGTCGAGCAGCCGGAAGATGCTCTTGAGCCGCACGTCAGCGAACCGCTCGTGGTCCGGCTTGGTCAGCGTGTGCCGGTGCGTCCAGCGGTCGTCGAGCAGGATCAGCCGGGTCACGTCCACGCCGAGCCCGGTCAGCTCGCGCTGCTCGTCGATGTCGCGGCAGACGTACTTCCCGGCGTAGAACCGGTCCATCATCTCGTCCTGCAGCGCACCGTTCATCAGCATGTCGTACTGCGCGATCTCCTGCGTGGTGGCCTGCCACGCGAGCCGCTCCTGGCCGAACTGCATCATCCCGACCGGCACGACCTTGGTGCTGTCGAGCGTGGTGATGCTGCGCGGGAACCACACGTCGTACGTCTTCTTGCGCTTGTTCCCACCCTTCGGCGGCTTGGCCGGGTCCTCCTTCGGCTGCCCGGTCGCCGGGTCGATCTCCGGCTTCTCCACCGGCGTCGTACCGCGCACCGTGAACTTGCCGTTGTCCCACCAGAAGCCCTGCACGACCGAGGACAGCGTGAACTCCTCGCGCCACATCTTGCGCACGATGGAGTCCAGGTCGTGCTCGGCCGCGATCTGGTTCATCAGGTCGGTCTCGTCCGCGTTGGCGGACTCCCACTTGATGCCCTGGAAGGCCATGCCCTCAGTCAGCTCGGCGGCGCCGGCCACCACGTCGTCGTCGCTCAGCGCGCGACGAGCGGTGCGCATCTGGTCGTACGGGTTGTCGCTCGACGTGTACTTCCCGCGGTCGAACAGCCCGGACCGGTTCGTGACCGCACGGGTCTGGTTCACCCACGACGTGAGCTGCGCCGCCATCTGGCGCATCCTGGGCTCCAGGCCGGCGTCGCGGAACTCCTCGGCTCCCGGGCTGTAGACGACCTCGACAGGCATGGTGCTCCTCTACCGGCTCAGGTCGATGTCCTGGCGCATCAGCGCGATGCGGGACGTGGCGAAGCGGTACTGCCGGTCGACCTCATCGAGCACCGGCTGGACCTGCATCGTGCGGAGCTGGGTGAACGCCCGGTCGGAGGACTCCAGCAGCCGTAGCTCGGTCCACAGCTCGGTGAGCCGGGCCGAGTAGGCGCTGGCCTCCTGGAGGACCTGGCCGACCTCCTTGCGGTGCCACGTGCAGATGGCCGCCTTGATCGCCATCAGCTCCTGGAGCACCTCGACCCGGCTGCCAACGCCCGTCCGCAGCGGGGCCATCTCGCCGGCCAGGGCGGCCAGCAGCGCCGGGTCGACGCCAGCCTGCTCGACGTACCCGCCGGAATCCGTACCGGCGACGACTCCCTTGGGCATGTCTCTCCTTCGGCAGGTTCAGCTCGGAATCTGCTCGGATCTGCTCCGATTTGGTGGTGATCTGCTCCCAGTCGACGAAGACGCGGGATGCCAACGGCCGTTCGCAGCCTGTTGCGTTCCGCCGCAACACCGGTCCTAGACCCGGCCAGAACTCCCTAGAGTCAGGTCAGGATCGTCACGATGGCGTGAAACAGGGTGTCCTTGAGCTGCTGCTCGGGCGGCAGCTCCTCGTAGGGCACGAGGTCGGGGTGGGTCTTGGCCAGCTCGCTCTTGAACTTCCCCCAGACCCAGCCGCGCTCAGTCCGGTCCACCATCCAGGCGGCGTGGCTCTCCTCCGGGGTGTTCCCGGCCTGGATGCCCTCGACGCCCTTGGTGATCGACTCCTTCATCCACTCGGGCGCCTCGTCCCAGGGTGGGTTGATCTCCTCGCTGAGGCTGCGCTGGACGGCGCGGTTGGCCTCGTGGCAGGCACGGGCGATGTCGGTGACGATCATGGTTCTCCTCAGGATGCGAATCGGTCGAGCACAGGTCCCCGTCGGCGCTTGGGGGCGAGGGCGGCCTCGATGGCCTCCAGCTCCTTGCCCAAGATCATCAGCTTGCTGGCGTCCAGGGTGTGGAAGGACCCACCGCCGTACCGGGTCCGCCTCTTGCCCACGTCGGTGTCGTCCCGGGTGTAGAGCACGGTCTGGCCCTGGAACTCGCTCAGCAGCTCCTGGTCGTACGGCAGCTCGACCATGCCGGCGTCCACGTAGGCGCGCAGCTGGTCCGTGGCGAACTCGATGACGTTCTTCTCGATCACCGCGTCCTCGGGCTTCTCCTTGCGCTCCAGCGCCCGGTCGTCGAACTCGACGGCCTTCTTCTCGCTGAAGCCGTAGCCCTTGATCCGGTCCCGGTAGCCGCGGTGCCGCGGGTCCAGGGCCATGTGCTGCCAGATCGGCAGGCCGTTGCCGGTCTTGTCCATGGACAGCGTGCGCAGCCGGTCGCCGTAGAACTCGAAGACCGAGGCGATGACCGCCTCCTGGTCCGGTGAGCTGATCCGCATCATGTGGACACGCGAGAGCAGCCGCAGCACGTCCTTGTCCTTGACGTTGACCTGGCCGAAGATCAGCAGCTCGCTCGGGTCGTTGGTGAAGCCGATGTCGATGCCGGCCCAGTAGCTCTTGTACGCCGTCGAGCGGTGGTTCGCCGGGAACTGCAGGAACGTCGTGATCGGTCGGCCTTCAAGCGACTCCGCCTCGATCTTGATCTTGGCGTAGACGTTCTCGTTGTACTCCGTGGCCCACGTGCTCTCGTTGATCCGCACGCACGCCATGAGCCGCGCGAGCACGAACACCGGGTTGCTGATGTCGCCGTGCTCGCCGTACACGTTGCGCTTGTAGTCCGGGTTGTCCCGCGAGCCGCCGTAGATGGCGATCTTGCTCTTGCGCTCCCGCGCTGACCAGCCCGGCCGGTGCATGGCCATGAAGCGATGGACGTAGAACGGCAAGTCCGGGTTCTCGCTCTGCGTCAGCCGGTAGTACATATCCCGGATGCCGCGGCTCACGCCGTGCGCACGCCACTGAGCACCCGGGGTGTCGCGCATCGTCTCGACGAGCTCCATCCAGCCCTGCTGGGGGTAGTCCTGCGCCTCGTCCATCTCGATGCGGTGGGAGTGCTGGCCCTTGACGCCACGGCCGTCGCGGTTGGGCAGCCGGCCCATGATGACCGCGCCGTTGATGAAGGTCATCTGGAACTGCGGCTGGTGCTTGATGCCACCACCCTTGCGCGGCGGGAGCATCTCCCTGCCCAAACGAACACGCAGGAACAACTTCTCGATCTTGTCGACGATGGGCGAGAGGTGGTTCAGCTCCGGCGCGGTGACCAGCATCTCCTGACCAGGGAAGTTGAACGGGAACGCGAACGCCCGCAGCTGGATGCCCTGGCTCTTGCCCACGTCTCGGGAACAGTGGTCGATCTGATACCGCTCCTCGTTGGTCCACCACGCCCACTGATAGTCGCGGACCCGGAAGCACGGGTCGGCCTTGCCGGGCTCCTCGTCGAGGAAGCAGAACTCGGCCAGCTCGATGCCCGACGGGTCGTCGATGATGGCGAGGAGGTACATCTCCTCCTCGGTCAGGGCGGCGACGACGCTCACGCCGGTCGCCTCCCCAGAGCCTTCAGCGCGGTGATCGACAGATGCGGCTGCGACGCGAAGGCGTCGGCCATGATGCCAACGAGCGTTGCCGTCCGCCACTCCAGGAAGAACGCCGGATGCACATCAGCTCCGCGGGCAATCACCTCCAGCCAGTGGATCATGCTGGGGCGGCGAGCGCCGTTCAGCAGCCGGCTCAGCTCGCGGTGGTCCATGCCCACGTCCGCAGCGAACTGGCGCACCGACTTCTTGCCCATCAGCTCGCGCACCGCCACCGGGAACGGGTCCATCGAGAACTTCGGCGTCAGGATGGCCCACAGCTCGTCCAGGTTGCCGTTCACGTGCGAACGACGCCGGCCACCCTGCGGGTTGGAGACGCCGGCGCGCTTGGCCTCCTCGGTCTTGTAGACCCGGTACACGTCCCCGAGCAGCTTGGTCAGCACGTCCGGATGCTCGTCGAAGTAGTCCGCCCAGACCCGCGACTGGTACTCGGTGCTCGGGTACAGGGTGCGGGCCTGCTCCCACTGTGCCTGGCGCGCCCCGTCAGCCACCCAGGGCCTCCATGCGTAGGCGCCGCTGCACCAGCCGGGTCTTGCGCGCGACCTCGCAGATCGGGTCCCAGGTCTGGCGACGCTGGGCGTGCGGGAACCGAGCCTCCTGGGTGCTCTCACCGTCGGAGCTGGTCTTGCTTCCGCAGTAGTAGCAACGGCGCCGCTTGGGCTGTACAGGCGGAGCGCCCTTCTGTACAGCCCGCTTGGCCGGGTTGCCGCTGCGGCCCACTACAACTCCCGGACCCAGAACCGCTGGGCGTTGGCCCGGAAGTAGGCGTCGATGCGGTCGAACTCCGGACGCATGACCGTCCGGATCCAGTCAACGATCTCCGCCTCGTCCTCGAAGCCGAGCTTCTTGCGCTCGGTCTCGTCGGCCCGGTCGTACGCCCCGACGATGGAGTACAGCTCCTTCATCAGCGTCAGTGCCTTGCCCAGCTCCTTCTCCCGCTTGATCCCGTGCTCCTGGGCGCGGGCACGGAGCTGCTGGATGTAGGTGCCGACCGACTCGTACTGCGCCTTGTCGCGCTGGGCCTTCGTCATGCCCAGGTCGTTCTTGATGGTCGAGACCAGGGCGCTGTTCTCCTTCAGCGACCGCCGCTGGTCGGCCTCCTGCGAAGGGGACAGGAGGTCGCCGTAGTAGTCCTTACCGCCACCAAGCCACGTGGTCGAGCGGAAGATCATCAGCTCGAAGAACAGCAGCCGGTCCAGGTCGAGCAGGTCCGAGGCATTCGTGAAGCTGTTCTCCGCCTGGTACCGGTCCCGCTGGCCGTCGTAGAAGTCCTGCTCCCCGGCGCCCATCACCTCGATGACCTGGCCGCTCGGGGTGAGCACCTTCACCAACGGGACGTTGGCCACACCGGGCCCGATGCTCACGCGGTGGTCCCGCGAACGAGCGTTGGCGTCTGCACATGCCGACTGTAGGTGGCCTAAGGGTCACAGCCCGTCATTGGCGCACTACTTGCGCCACGGCGTGTCGTGTTACAGGAGTTGCACGATGGTCAGCCAGAACCGGCCGCCGACGATCTTCGGGTCCGGGTCGTGGATGGTCGGGTACTCCCGCTGCATGAACTGCAGGGTGTCGTCGTCGACCACGCCCTCGTCGACCAGCGCGTCCTCGCAGGGCTTCATCCCGCCGATCAGGTTGTTCGGGTCCCGCCGGCGCATGTCCTTCGGGATGTAGTGCAGCCCGACCAGGATCCGCTCGTAGTGCGGGACCTTGGCCGCCCGCACCGACCAGCGGGTCGCGTCACGCCACTCCCGGACCGCCCGAGCGCGGGCGTACTGGTTCCCGTACCGGTCGTTCAGGCTCAGCGCCTTGGTGAACGGCAGCGGGATAACCCAGACGCCCACGCCGGGCACGACGAGCTGCTTGGGCGGCTCAGATAGTGAGTTCGGTGGTGATGGTGAGCGAGTCGCCGTCGTTGAGCGTGAACGGGGCGATGGGGATGCGCTGGATGTTCCCGGCGCCACCGAGGGCGACAGCACCGGGCGCGTAGCTGCTGGCACCCGCGTAGCCGGGGTCACCGGGACGGCCGGGGTGGGCGACGCCACCGTGGTCGTCGGGGTCACCGCAGATCTGGCATCCGGCCGTACGGCTGCCGGTACGTCCCGGCGCAGCCCGCTCACGCTCGACCGCCTGAGCTTCCAGCCATGCGTCTGCCTCCTCGGGCGTCCTGAACTTCGGCGGGGCGACCACGGTGTGCAGGTCGGCCGGCTTCACCTGCACCAGCTCGCCAGGGGTCATCAAGCCCCCCTTGACGGGGCCGTCCTGCTGGACGGTGTAGTCCTCGATCAGGCCGTCGAAGGCCCGGTCCTCGCCGACGATGGTGCCCAGCAGCGGCACCGGGGTCCTACCGCCCATCGCCTTCGGGGTCCAGGTCACCCGGGTGCCCACGGCGAACCCGGCCACGCCCTTCGGCTTCGACTTCGCCGCGGGCGCCTGGTGGGCGCGGTTCGCCTTCGGGCCGTTGCAGACCCGGCACAGGTCGACCTCGATCCCGTTCACGTCCAGGACCGGGCTGAACCCGTGCAGCGGTCCTCGCCTGCGGGCCATAGTCCCTCCGTCGTTCTCGGGTTCGTGGTAGTCGATGCCGGTGGAGTACGTGCGGAGCTGGTTGGCGATCACGTCGTTGAGCTGCTTCTGGAGCACGGCAGCGGCATCGGACTGCTGGCCGAGCTGGCGAAGGACCGCGGCGACCTTCTTCGACTCCTGGGCGCGGGCAAGGCGTGACTCCTGGAGCGCGTGCGCGATCTGCTCCCGGAAGTACGCCTCGCCCGCGTCGGTCAGGCCCACCTCAGGACACGAGGCGAAGCGAGCGGTAGCGGCCAGGGGTCATCTCGACCTTCCCCTCCTCCTGGAGGGTGGCAAGGTGATGCCGCACAGCGGTCTTGCTGGCAAGGCCGACGCCCTCGGCGATCTCCGCCACGGACGGGCCGTACCCGTTCTTCCTGATGTAGGCCCGAGTGAACTTCAAGATCGCGCTGCGGCGGTCCTTGCCCTGCTTGAGCAGAGCGCGTCCAGCCATGATCCAACCCTTCCTAGTCCGAGTCCATTTGAGCACAGTGTGGCACACAGTACCCAGCTCGGCCAGGACTTACTCCGGCGCGCCGGTCTGCAGATCAGCTGGGAGCATGGTGGCAAGGTCCGCCCTCCAGCTGATCCGCGAGCCGTCCGCCTTCTCGATCACGATGGTCGGAGCCTCCGTGTAGGCGATGATCTTGCCCTCGGCCACCGTGTCGCCCTGACGGGTGTGCAGGCGGACCTGCTTCCCCATCAGATCGGACGGGTTGTCCTGGTTCAGCGACACGGCTCCCCCTCAGGGACGGATGTACGAGCAGAAGTGGTACGTCGACCACTGGCCCTGCCTGGCAGAGTCGCTCGTCAGTTTGGCCCACGTGTGCATGAACCAGTAGTCCTGGACGGCCTTCGGATAATCGCTGGCGTGCCCCGGCAGGTGCGTCTGGGCGTGCCACGTTGCGTCACTGAACTGGTACGCCCCGTAGTAGCCATTGCCGCTGTTGCGGGTGTACACGCCGGACTCGTGGTGCCGGATGCAGCTCGCCATGGCCACGAGGTACGCGGTGCCGTAGTGCCTGGGGACGACAGCGGTGCGCCTGGTGCTGACGTGGTGGACCTTCGGCTTGGGCTTGGAAACACGAATGGCCACCTTGGCGGGTGGCCGGCGCGGGAGCGAGCGTGACGTGCTCAACGTCCTCATGGGATGGGCGTGCTGCTCGGCGACGTACGCCGGGGCAGCCGCGCGGACCTCTGTCTTGGGAGCACTCGCGGCAGCCGCGGGAGCTGTGACGAGCACAGTCCCAACGACTAGGGCGGTGACCACATTTCGTCGGTTCATCACACGACGGTAACGCAGTCCGTGCTCAAAGAGTCAAATCGTTCGCGCGCACGCGCGGTGGATACCTAGATCCATGGATCCAAGCTCTTGCCCTTTGACGCTGGCGCTTTCCCGTCGACCGCTCGGTTCCTCGCTCACGCCGGAGGCCGGAGGCTAGCACGGGCCACCAAACATGCCAAGCATCCGCACCAGAAGCTCTTGATCTTGTTGCGGGGCAAGGGAAATCGGACATACACGGACACGCCAGCACCAGAACGCACGTGGTGGTGCTCTGAACGAGCGTTGAGAGCCGAATCGGCGAGTGGAGGTGCTCTGAACGGTCGTTGGCATCCGCACCAGAGCCGTCTTCAGTGATCATTTGGGCTAGAAGTTCACCCGAATGGCCGACACGCCGACAGGGGGTTGTGACCTTGGCGTTACCGGCCTAGGTTCGAGGACTTCGCAGCAACTACGGCTTACGGCTGATGGATGAAGGAGAGGCGCCCTATGACAGCGCAGACAGAGGAGCGGGTGGGCTACAGCCCATCCCGGCTGGACATCCAGTCCCTCATCGACTCGGGCACGCCGTCCGGCACCACGAGCGAGCAGCTCGCGCAGTACGGCCAGGCGTTCTGGGACCTTGCCGAGCAGACGATCCGGTCGGCTCGCAGGGTCAGCGAGGTGATGGTGCTCCACGCCGCCAAGCAGGAGATCGTCAACGAGGTCACCCAGCAGGTGCGCCGTGAGGTCCAGCAGCAGTTCGCACAGCTGCGTTCGGAGGTGTTCACCGGCCCGGAGCCGGGCGGTAAGCCCCCGCGCTCGTAGGCAGTACCCAGGCACAAGCGAGAGCCCCGACCCAAGCTGCGAGGGTCGGGGCTCTCGGCTGTTGCTACGCGACCGGCTTGTCCACCGGGGTGCCGGCCACGACCGTGATGGCCGCGGTGTCGCCGCCAACCACGTCGATGGCGAGCGAGCCGATGAACTGCTGGCCGTTGGTCTCCGTGTCGGTCACCGTGACCGTGGCGGAGCCGACCGGGCCCTGGGCGACCGCGGTGGCCGACCCGTTGCCGTTGTCGACGACCACGAGCACCGAGTCGTCCGAGGACGCCCACGCGAGCGCGCCGGTGTCCACGGTCGCGTTGCCCGCTGCGTCCTGGAACGTCAGGGACAGGTCGACCTGCTGGTTGTCCTTGAGGGTGAAGCTCACGTCTGGACTCCTCTGCTTACCTGGGTGATCCCAGGACGAATGGGACGCGGCGAGGGCCGCCGCCGCCCTTTGTGCCGTGCTGGTCTCGCTGACCGGCCCGAGTCTCCAGGCCGGGTGGTGCGTTCGCGCGAGCTGGTGGTCGTGGAGCAGGTGCTCGCGCAGGATCTCCTCGATGACGATGAGGAGCAACTCGTCCTCGTAGGCGTAGTGCGGCCACTCGATCTGCCAGTCGCCCATCGGGCAGACCACCACGTGGTTACGGCCGTGCTGGGCCATTCTCCTCCTCCTCGTGCTTGCGCTCGCAGTCACGAGCGAGGCTAGGAACGGGCTTGTGCGCGTTGCACCACCCGCACCGATACGGGTCTGGCTGGGTCACTCGGGCCAGACCAGCGTCACACGCCCGTCGGGGTCGACAACGGCCGACACGTCGGCGGGAGCATGAACAACAAGGCCGGTGGTGGTGCGCACGATCTGGACCCACCGCTGAGCAATCTGCCCACTAGCGTCGCGGACCACACCTGGGATGCGCTCGGTTTCGCCGTCGAGGGTCAGCTGGTCATGCAAGGAGTGCCTCCTCGAAGGCCCACTGGTAGCCGTCTCCAGTCCATCGCACGTGGATCGGCGCCTCACGGAGCACCTCGGCCTTGGCGACGTGGTTCTCGATCCCGTCGTCCTCCAGCCACAAGATCACCTGACACTCGCCGCCGTCCTTTCGTGGGTGCTCGCGCTGCTCGGGCAGGCCCTCGTCGTCGTAGCAGGGCCAGCTCTCGGCGCCGCAGCTCTCTGCGCACTCGACGCGGCAGTCGGAGCCCTCGGGGGCCTGGCAGGTGAACCGGACGGTGACGTAGCCGAAACTGATCTCGGGCTTGACCGTGTGGAGTGCAGGCATGGCCGGCATCCTAGCCCAAATGGGCAACATAGGCACGCAGGTCGATGACCGTGCCCTTGCCCTCCAGCTCGTCGAGCGCGGCGTCCACCAGCTCCCACTGGCGGTGCTCCAGGGCGATCCGCAGCAGCGGCACCGCGGCAGCCGTTCGCAGCCTGAGCTGGGTCAGCCGGTACTCCATGCGCTCGTCGAGCTCGGCCTCGGTGGGCAGGACACGGGGCTTCGGCTCGGGGCGGTGCCGCTTCTGGACCTCGCGGTCGTTCCGGCAGGGCTTGCAGAACCTGGGGAGCCTCCCGAACACACCGACCGGCACCGTTGCTCCGCAGTTCGTGCAGAGCACCGATGCCGGTCGGTTGGGGTCCCCGAGAGGCACTACCCCACCGAAGGGGCCGGGATCCTGCTGGGACGGTCCGCGAAGGTGCCCGTCACGGTCCCGGCCGTGATGGCTGCGGTGCCCACGTCCGCGTGGGTCTTGGCGTACGAGAAGGTCGTGCTGGTCACCGCCGTGATGGTGAAGGCGCCGTTGAAGATCGAGTCGATCCCGGCGACGGTGACGACCTGGCCGACGGTGAAGCCGTGCGCCTGCGCCGTGGTCAGGGTGGCCACGTTGGACGTGAGCACCTTGTTGACCAGCGGGAAGCTGTAGGCGTGCTGCTGCACGTAGTCGCCCAGGCCCACGCCCGACAGGTCCGTCTCCTGCAGGCGGGAGTCCATCGCCACGGCCGGGTTGGTCGCCGCGACGGGCTCGGCCGGCTGCAGCCCGGAGCCGTTGTCGGTCCATTGCTTCGCCGACTGACTGTTCGCCGTGGCGCTCGACAGGACCTTGCCGTTCAACGGGTTCTCCACGTCGACCGAGGTCTCCGTGGTCTGCCCGACCGCCGAGTCCGCCGCGAGGACGGTGCCCGGGATCGTGTTGTAGTACGGCTGGGTCGAGGCGCCGCCGGGCCGCAGGACCGGGCCCGCGTGGGTGACGGCGGTGTTGTCCACCACCGTGCCGGTGTCCGCGCCCGTGGTGATGTTGGCGTGGGTCAGTGCGTAGCTGAACGTGGTCGCGTCGGCCGCCGTCACCGTGAAGGTGCCGTTGATGGCCGTGTTCGTCACGGCGACCACAGCCACCGAGTCGCCGACCATGATCGAGTGGCCGGACTCCACCGTGACCGTGACCACGTTGCTGGTCAGGACGACGTTGGAGATCGTGTGCCGGGTCTTCACCGTCAGGGTCGGCGCCACGCCCGCCGGCGCCCCGACCGGGGGCGTGAGCGTGAAGCTGATGGACGTGCCGGCCAGGCCGGTCACCGTGCCCACCGTGCAGCCGCCGGAGGCGGTCACAGCCGGGACGAGGGCGGTGCCGAGGCCCGTGCCGGTCAGGACGACCGTGGTGGCCTTGCCCGCCTCAGCAGAAGCCGGGGAGACCGCGGTCAGGGTGGGAGCTGCCATGTCAGTCGGTCTCCTCGGTCACAGCGGGCGGGTCGGACGGCGGGTCGAGCTGGTCGAGCGCGGTCGGGGCGGGCTCGTCGGCGGGGGCGCTCGCCGGGTCGCCGTAGCAGACCAGGCAGGTGTCGGGCACCTCGGAGCCGTACGCCGTGGTGCTGACGGCCAGGGCGGCGCCGCAGCTCGGGCAGGTCGCGGTCGCGCTGCCCTGCTCGCGGATGCTCATGTCGGACATCTGGGTCTCCTCGGCGTGCGAACGCTCGTTGGCAGGTGCAGGGTCAGTGGCTGGTGGCGCCGTAGACGGTCTTCGCGGTGGCCGGAGCCGCCGCACCGTCGGAGTCGGTGCCCAGGGCGGTGATGCCCTTCTGCGGGTAGCACTTGAGGTCGAACCGCTGGCGCAGCGTGCCGTCGGCCACGGTGACCGGCGAGATCACGGCGTCCTGGAAGTACGGGCCGCCGGTCTTGCTGTCAGCCGAGCTGTCGCCCCAGCCGGTCTCGGCGTCGCTGACCGCTGAGCCCTGCGTGTACGTGCCAGGCGTGAGTGCCATCGGAACTCCTCTCCGAGACGCCTATCGGCACGAGACCGGCGCGAACTTGCCTCAGAGCTAGGCGCGCTGGCGCGAGTCTTGCGCCACCCGAAGCGCGCCCATCGGCCGATACAGCGGAAAGCCCCGGCCGTGTATGAGACGGTCGGGGCTCCCGGTCGCAGGCGAGCACGACGAGTAGCACGCTACTCAGATCAGGGCACGTACGCACCTTCGGGCTCTGGGTTGTCCACGCCGGGCACGAAGGCGTGCGAGCTGGCGTCGGGCACCGGGACCGGCTCGGGATCAGCCTGAGCCGTCTCTGCGTCCGCCGGGTCCTCCAGGTCGCGCTCCTGGATCGGGTTGCCCTCGCCGTCCAGCGGGGCCTCCTCGGGCGGGTCCAGACTCTCGGGCGCCTCGACCTCGGCTTCGGCCTCGGCCGGGCTCTCCTCCTCGACGGGCAGGTCCACGGCGTTCACCGCGTTGCCGTCCGCCGTCGGTACGTCCAGCACGATGGCTGGCACCTCCTCCTCCGTGGCCGAAGCCTCGGGAGTTGTCTCGCTCATCGGTTGCTCCTCTTGCCCAGGATCTTGTCGAGCGCCCCGGTGGCGCGCTCCTCGTGCTTCTCCATCCAGGCGTCTGCCTCCTCGATGGAGCTGAACTTCGGCGGCTTGGGCATCTCGCGCCCCAGGTCGCCGAACGTAGTGCCCGTGCCGAGCTTGAACCCTGCGACATCCTCGAAGATCAGAATCATGTTGTCGGGCTGGTTGCTCGCCGTGCGTTGGAGCGTCGCGCTGACCATCACGCAGTCGAGCTGCTTGGCGAGCGCCTTGGCGGGCGTCTCCAGCGTGACCTGGTAGACCCGGCCGACCGCGAGGTCCACCACCGCTGGCTCCGCCTCGACGGTGATCTCGAAGTGGTCGCCCGTGCTGTTCTTGGTGCCGCTCAGGTTCAAGATCGGCGCGGTCAGCCGCTTGTGCTTGTCCTGCGCGGCGTCGTACCACGCGAGGTCGAGGGCGTACGGGTCAGCCATGCGCCCATCCTAGGACCTTTGAGCACGGTCAGGCAAGCCCGTTCCGTTTCGCCCACTCCTGGACGCCGATCACCGCGATCCACGCCCAGATGCCGACGACCGCGAATAGCGCGCCGGCGGCCGCACCCTGCAGGCTCCTGCCAATGAGCGTTCGCATCATGGCTGGGTATCGGTGCGGCCGCCGGCGGATCTCAGCTCACCAGCGCCTGGTACTCGCTGTTGTCGGTGAGCCTCCAGTCGTACGACCCGGCGGGCATGACGTTGAAGTACATGCTCACCTGGGCCTTCACGCTCTTGCAGTACGCCCGCCACGCCACGATGTCCGCAGCGCGCTGGGCGACGGTGAAGCCGGCGAAGTTGCCGTACTCGGTGATCCCGAAGCCGACCCCGGGCTTGCTCTGGGTGTACGCCAGCGCCGCGTTGAAGATCGCGCCCGCGGTCTGCATCGCCTTCGTGGTGACGTGGACGTTGTAGCCGTCCCAGTAGATGAAGTCGAACACGCCGTCGCCGGGGTACCACTGGTCGGCCAGGGCGGTGCCCTTGAACGGGGCGTCGGTGCGGATCAGCGTGAAGGTCATCCACACCGCGCCGTACCGGATCTTCTTCGCGGTGGCCGACTTGGCCAGCCGCTCACCGTTCACCAGGTCCACGAGCGTGCGCACGTGCTTGCTCATCGCCCGGTAGTCGGCGAACGGGCCGTCCTGGTACGAGCCACCGCCACCGCCGTCGGGCTCGTGGTGGGTGATCAGGTCCAGCTCGTGGTCCAGCGGGTTCGACCGCAGCACCGCGAGGATCTGGGCGTCCTGACCGCCTGAGGCGATGAAGGCCCAGTCGGTGTTCCCGTTGCCGGTCAGGCCCTTCATCGACCACACCGAGCGGCGCTTGCCGATGTCGATGCCGGCCTCGGTCTGGGCGAGCGTCGCCGGCAGCGCGCCCGGCGAGTGGTATGACCGCCGGGAGTCCAGCGGCTTGCCGCACATCGCCTCCATCTGCTCCCACGCGCTCTCCTGGCCGGAGATGTACGCGCTGCCGCTGAGCGTGACCGCGGGCGGCGGGGGCGGAGGGGGAGGCGGGGGCGGGGGCGGCGGCGGAGGGGGCGGGGGCGGCGGGTGCAAGATCGCCTCGTCGGCAGCCAGCTTGGCGGCCAGGTCGGCGACCTTCGCGTTCAGCGCGTCGATCTGAGCCTGGTCACCGGTGATGGTGGCCGTCTCCGCCGCGATGGTCTGCAGGTCAGCGGCGTGCTGGGCCTGTGCCGCGGTGAGCGAGGCCGTCAGTGAAGCGACCTGGTTCAGCAGGCCCTGCACTTGGGCGTCAGCAGCAGCCCCGATGGGACCGAGCTGGTCTGAGTACGTCAACGTGCCCTCCTAGGTGACAGCGTGCAAGATCTCCCGGGCCAACGGCGGCGGGATGGCGTTGCTGATCTGTCGTACGACAGCCGTACGTGGTCCTGCCCAAGGGAAGTCGGCAGGGAACCCCTGGAGCAGGGCCATGTCCGTCGTCGTGAGCGGGTAGGTGGTCTTTGCTCCTTCGACCACCCACTCCCAACCGCTGGAGTCTTTCCCAAACGCCAGCGTCGGGCTAGGGCTGGAACGATCCACCAACGGCCGACCGCGGGTCGCACCCGCACCCCAGCTGCCGGTCTTGAGCCGTGCGTCGGCCGGGATGTGGCTCAGGTCGAGCACGTCCGCGATGGCCAGCTTCGGGGTCTCGATGTACGGCCTGGCCACGGTGCGTAGCCGGCTGGCCAGCATCACCGCCCGGGTCCGGTCCTGGGCGACGCCGAAGTCGACGCTGTTCACCTGGCCGGTCCAGGTGGAGAAGCCGCGCGAGCGCAGCACCTCCTCGTACGCCTGGAACACCGGCAGCACCAAGGGCACCTGCTCCATCACGACCCACGCGAGCTTCTGGCCGCCGGCGTCGAGGGCGTGGATCCAGCGCATCGTCTCCAGCGCCATCAGGGTGCGCTCGTCCGCGCTGGACAGCCCGGTGGTCGCCACCGCCTCCTTGAACGGTGCGCCAGCGCCCATCAGCGCCACCGCGTCCACCAGGTTGGGCACCTGCGGGATGCCGGACATCTTCCCGGCCCGGGAGAACGTCTGGCACGGCGAGGAGCTGATGAGGCCCTCCACCCACTGACCGTTGCTGACCCGGTTCGGGTTCACGAAGCGCACGTCGGTCTCGATCACCGAGCGAGCGCCGTGGGCGTTGCGGTGCGTCTGCGCCGCCTGCGGATCGAGCTCGACCCCGACGATGCCCTCGACGAGTCCGCGAGCACCAGTGGCCCACCCACTGGCGCCCGCGAACAGGTCGACGATCACCGAACGACGACGAACCCGTGGCGAGCGCCCAGCTTGATCAGGGAGGCGCTGCCAGGCACGCCGTTCGCGTCCACGCCCTGGTAGCCACAGTGGCGCTGCCAGCCCGCGTACGCCGCGATGGTCATCTTGCCGAAGGAGCCGTCCACGTACTGGCTGGCCAGCAGGTGCTCAGCGGCCAGCGCCCTCTCCACCGGGAGCACGTCCACCTTGTGCTCGGTCGGCTGACCGGCCGCCGGGGCGTCGTGCTTGGCCGCGGCGATGACCGCGCTCAGCGAGACGCGGGTCGTGCCGACCGGGTGCGGCGCCGGCGGCGGGCCCGGGGGCAGCGGGGCGATGGTGTAGACCGGCAGGCCGAAGCCAACCACGCTGTCGTGGGACCGGTGGGTACGCATGACCCGGTTCGAGACGTTCCCGCCGAGGGCGTAGAAGCTGCCGTCGGGCAGGATCGACTCGACGCACTCCACGTGGTCGATCCGGCTGGAGCCGGGCCAGCGGTAGAAGACGTGGGCCCCGACCATCGGCGTGGCCGACCAGCGACCGTCCTTCTGGTACGCCGCGGCACCGGCCGGGGTGTAGACCAGCGCCGGGCTGACGTTGGGCGGCAGCACGAGACCGGCCTGATGGGCGGCCCACAGCTGGAAGGACCCGCACCAGGGCTGGTTCTGGTAGCCCGTGAAGGCGCCGTAGATGGTGTGGTTCGACCCGTCGGGCGTCTCGCCCTGCCCGAGCTGGCCGCGCTGGACCGCGAGGTACTGCTGGGCGGTGGTCACGCCTCCACCGGCTCACCGGTCGGGTCGTACGCGCTGCCGGGCTCCTGGGCGACGTGCTGGTCGCCGTCGGACGCCTTGGCGGTGTTGTCGGTCTCGGCCAGCTCGCCGATGGCGAGGTCCGGGTCGAGCGCGGGTTCGGTCACAGGTCCTCCTAGGACGCTTTCTCGGGCAGGTCCTAGGTGGATCGGCAACTCCGGATCTGATCTGAGCTAGGTCACGCAGAGCCACGGATTCTCACGTTGAGTGGGAGATTCGCCCGGACGGGATCTCGCGCGGAGGTGCTGCGAACGCTCGTTGGCATCCGCACTTGCGCTCAAGCCGGCTCGGACGTAGGAAGGATTCGGGTCCCGTGGCTGTCGGGCGTCTGACCCGCCCCCGGCGACCCCGGCGCTCGCGCCACGGGACCCGCTTCCTCCGCCGCCGTCCTCGCCCGGCACTCCAGCACGTCGTGTAGCTGCTCGTGCAGGCGGTAGTGCGCCTCGTGGCAGCTCGCCTTGCAGTAGCAGTCGCACCCGCTCGGACAGGCCATGCCTGGGTATCGGCAACGGCTTGGGCCGCACGGACTAACCGGCCAGTTCACGCCTCTGACCTGCGGCGATACCAGAATGTGGGGAGCTCCGGGCCGACCTCTGGTCGGGATGCCAACGGTCGTTCGCAGCCCGTGAGCGCGTGCGCTCGCCTTGAGCTCGCCGCTATGCTGGCCCGCGATGCGTCCAGCGACGCGGACCCAGAGGAGCGGGTCCAGTCGCCCAAGATCGCTCTAGGCCCGCAGCTCGCCGGCGTTCTTGTCGTAAGCGGACACC